GCTGATGCTGGTCGTCGTAAGTCTTTTTGCGCTAGGATGTCTGGTATGCCTGGTCCGATGAAAGATGAGAATGGTAAACCTACTCGTAAGGCTGCAAGTTTAGCAAGGTGGAAATGCTGATGAAAGACCCATTTATTAACATGGACGAAGCAACAAAACATTTGATTGACTTTGCTTCTATTGCAACCGTACTAGGAACCCTTGCAGATATGTTACCAGCTATTGCCGCTATTTTTACGATAGTCTGGACAGCTATCCGCATCTACGAGACCAAAACAGTACAAGGCTGGTTAGGAAGAAATAAAGATGCCATCAACAAGTAAAAAACAACACAACTTTATGGCAGCTATTGCGCACAGCCCAGCATTTGCAAAAAAAGTAGGAGTACCACAATCTGTGGGTAAAGAGTTTAACCAAGCCGATAAAGGCAAAAAATTTAGTAAAGGTGGATCTATGAAACATGATGATATTAAACAAGACATGCCAATGATGAAGAAGGTAGCTGGTATTGAAGCTACTAAAGTAGTTAATAAGCACGAAAAGAAAATGCACGGCATGGCTTCTGGTGGCAAAGTAAGCCAGCTAAATAAAGCTAACGGAATTGCTGTTAAAGGCAAGTCTAAGGGCACAATTATCAAAATGAAAGGCTGCTAATCATGATGGCCCCAAGCAAACGGGTAGCAAAAAAAGTTACCAAAGAAATGGAATATGACTACAAGACTGGCAAAAAATCTTTTGCTGGGTCTACTGCTAAAAAAGACGCACATGCTGAAAAAGAAGGCAAGCGGGTAGCTAAAGATTTGGCTTACGATAAGTCAAAGAAAATGGCTAGTGGTGGCAAGGTTGCCCAGCTTAATAAGGCTAACGGTATTGCAGTAAAAGGTAAGTCTAAAGGTACTAACATTAAGATGAAGCATGGCGGAAAGTGCTAAATCATGGCTAAAAACGGGTACGACCAAACTTACGAAGATGACCGCAAAGAAAACGAAGAGACTCGTGCTTTAGTTAAGAAAGCGGTTATGGCTCCTATTAATGCGGTTAAGCCGAAAGAAACTAAAGCTGACACGGGCGAAACTACTAATCCTATGGGCGATAAATATGCTAAAGGCGGTTCAGTTAAATCCGCATCAGCACGTGCTGACGGTATTGCTATTCGTGGTAAGACAAGAGCGTAAGCATGTTTGATTACTTAGACCCCGCCGGCTCTATTGCCAACAAGTCTGCAGGTGTTCCTAAGACGGGTGTAACTACGTCTGCGGATCCACAAAACGCTACTGATATGGTTGCTAGTCGTGTTCCTGGATCTAGTGGTGGTTCTATGTCCCAAGACTTTGCAAACATGAATACGGGTAAAGGCGAAACTGAAGATGAGCGGAAGAAAAGAATAGCCGAACGAGGATACAAAAAGGGTGGTAAGGTTAAATCCGCATCAGCCAGAGCCGATGGTTGCTGCATTAGAGGGAAGACAAGAGCATGAGACCAAGTCGTGGAATGGGCGCTATTATGCCCTCTAAAATGGGTCGTGGCGTCGTAAAAGAACGTCGTGACAATACCGATTTTACCCAGTATGCTGAAGGTGGTAAAATTGGGCTATATGAAAACATTCATAAAAAGCAAGCACGTATTAAAGCTGGCTCTGGTGAAAAGATGCGTAAGCCTGGGTCTAAAGGTGCGCCTAGCAAAGCGGACTTTATTAAATCTGCTAAAACAGTGAAGAAAAAATAATGAGTACTACAGGTTTAACAACCTTCAATCTCGATATGAACGACCTCGTAGAAGAGGCGTTTGAGCGTTGTGGCAAAGAGTTGCGTTCTGGATATGACTTCCGTACTGCTCGTCGCTCCGTCAATATTATGACGATTGAGTGGGCAAACCGTGGTATTAACTTGTGGACAATAGAGCAAGGTCAGATTTTGATGAATACTGGGCAAGCTATTTACCCCATACCTGTAGACACTATTGACCTGTTAGATACCACAGTGCGTACTAATAACGGTCAAGGCAACAACCAGATTGACATTAATATTAGCCGTATTAGTGAGTCTACTTACATCACTATCCCCAATAAGAACGCTAATGGTCGTCCTATCCAAGTATGGGTTAACCGTCAATCAGGCAATTTAGCTAAGATTCCACAAACCACAATAGCTGCTGGGTATCCTATTTCTGATACGGATACTACGATTACCCTGACCAACGTAACTAATTTACCTACTCAGGGCTTTGTAAACATTACTACAGGTGGTGTAGTTGAAACCATTGGGTATCAAAATATTGTTGGAAATCAAATACTTAACGCTTGGCGTGGGCAAAATGGCACAACTGCTATTGCTCATGACGCTCTAGATGAAGTATATGTCAACAACTTACCATGTATAAACGTTTGGCCTACCCCTAATTCGCCTGGTAATCAGTACACCTTTGTTTACTATCGTATGCGCCGTATGCAAGATGCTGGCAATGGTACAGCTACTGAAGACGTCCCGTTCCGTTTTATACCTTGTATGGCGGCTGGATTAGCCTACCATATTGGGTGCAAGCTACCAGATGTAGATATGAATAGGGTTATGGCTTTAAAACAGATTTATGATGAACAGTTCCAACTTGCCGCAGATGAAGATAGGGAGAAGGCTCCAGTACGGTTTGTGCCTCGTAACTCGTTCTATTACCGATGATATGTCATGCCAAGTAAATTTGCTTCTGGAAAAAATTCAATTGCTGAGTGCGATAGATGCGCACAGCGATACATGCTTAAGGAATTAAGGATACAGATATTAAAGACTAAGCCGTATAGAATTAAAGTTTGTCCTACTTGTTGGGATCCAGATCAGCCACAGTTATCGTTAGGTTTATACCCTGTGAATGACCCCCAAGCAGTGCGGGAACCAAGGCCTGATGTGTCTTATTTGCAGTCTGGTAATAACGGGTTACAAACATCTATAACAGGTGGCAATACACCAGAAGGTTTTGGTAATCCTGATATGGGTAGTAGAGTATTTCAGTGGGGCTGGAATCCTGTGGGTGGTGGGTCAAATTGGCCTCAAACGCCAAATGACTTGGTTTCTGGTGCAGTTTTAGGTACAGTAACGGTAGAAATAACAAACAATACTTAGGAGTAAATTATGGGATTTAGAAAAACAGCTGACGGCATTACAAAAACGGGTAAAACCAAAGGTCGCAACCTTGGCGATTCAGGCCCAGTATTAGGCATTGAAAATGGCCCTAAGAAAAGCACTAGCAAATTAAACAAAGACATGAAGCTAATGGGTCGTGGATTAGCTAAAATTGCAAACCAGAAAAGAGGCTAATCATGGCTAAGAACGATTTTCCAAAAGTTATGCCAGCTGAGAAGTATCCTCTAGGTCACGCTAAAGAGAACAAATCTGCTGATGCTTATACAGGCTTTGTATATCCTACTGGTGGTGGTAATGATATTGGTGTATATAAGCAACCAATGCCGAACCCTAATGGCGACGAAAAAGCTGCTATTGTTAAACCTGGTAAAAATGGCGTTAATGACGTTAATATGTCTGTTGCTGGTATTAGTAAAGGCAACTACACACCAGATAATAAGTATGGTGAGAAGACTATGCGTGGTTATGGCGCTGCTACTAAGGGCATTAAAACCCGTGGACCAATGGCATAAGCTATGAATTACCAGCAGCTATCCCAAGCAATACAAGATTACACTGAGTCTACAGAGCAGTTATTTGTATACAACATACCTAATTTTGTGCAACTTTGTGAGGAGCGTGTTTATAACGCTGTTCAGATACCTGCTATTCGTAAAAACGTTATTGGCACCTTTACAGATGGGGATCATTATTTAGCCCTTCCTTCTGACTATTTAGCCTCATTCTCCCTTGCAGTTATTGATGCAGACGGAAATTATGAGTACTTAATTGACAAAGACGTTAACTTTATTCGCCAGGCTTACCCCAACGCTACTACTGATACAGGTATTCCTAGGTATTACGCTCAATTTAAACCGTATACATACCTTATTGGGCCGACCCCAGACGATAGTTATCAAACTGAACTTCATTACTATTACTATCCTACTACCATTGTTCAAGGCGGTATTGCTGGCTTTGGCGCAATTACAGGCGGCTCTGGATATACCGATGGTATATATGAAAACGTAGCGTTAACAGGCGGCAATGGGCTTAATGCAACTGCAACTATCACCGTATCTGGTGGATCTGTAACTGCGCTAACTATAGTTAGTCCTGGAAGTTTATACCTTTTAAATAACATACTAAGCGCCACTACCGCTACAATAGGTGGTACTGGAAGTGGATTTTCTGTACTTATAAATAATATTCAAAATGCGGCTGGTACTTCTTGGCTTGGCGATAATTTTGAAACTGTTTTGTTATACGGTTCGTTACGTGAGGCTGTAATCTTCCAAAAGGGAGAGCAGGATATGGTTACGTATTACGAACAGAAATACCAAGAATCATTAGCGTTGCTCAAAGAATTGGGTGATGGTAAAGATAGACGCAGTGCCTACCGTGATGGACAACTTAGACTGCCCGTACCTGGGCCTGTTAGATAATTTTTTAGGAGCAAAAAATGGCAATTACCCAAGCAATGGCAACATCATTCAAAGTCCAACTTTTGAATGGCGAGCAAAACTTTTCAGCAAACACTTTTAAATTAGCCCTGTATACCAGCTCAGCTACTTTAAATGAGAATACAACTGCATATTCTGCAAGCAATGAAGTGCCTTCAACAGGTAACTACAGTGCTGGCGGCAATACTTTAGCGGTTAGCGTAACCCCAACAAATACTGGAAACGTAGCCTTTATCTCGTTTACCAATACTACTTGGTCGAATGCAACTATTACCGCTAATGGCGCTTTGATCTATAACAGCACTAATGCTAATGCAGCCGTTGCTGTACTATCTTTTGGTGGTGATAAGACTTCAACCAACGGTACGTTCGCAGTGAACTTCCCGACAGCAGATGCAAGCAGCGCTATTATCCGTTTGACCGCTAGTTAATTAGGGAGGCCGTATGGCTTTAGTTCTAAAAGATAGGGTCAAAGAATCCAGCTCTAGCACTGGTACTGGGAGTATTACGCTTGGCGGAGCCATTCCTGGCTATCAAACGTTTAATGCTGCTATAGCTAATGGTTCTACTGTTTACTACTGTATTCACAACTTAGCTGTTGGGTATGATACCGAGTGGGAAGTTGGTCTTGGTACGTTTACAGCTCCAGCTACATTAGCTAGAACTACAATTCTTTCCTCATCTAATGCAGGATCGGCAGTTAATTTTACTGCAGGCGCTAATGGGCTTGAGGTATTTGTTACTCAACCAGCAGAACAAGCACTGTATACCAATCAAGCTACAGGGTTAGTTGAATCATCTGGTAATGGAGCAAACAGCATTTCTTTCGTTGCTGTTACTTCTAATTTATTTACTGGTAATGCCTCAGCTTTAACTACTATTAATGCTTCTAATATCTCTAGTGGAACCATAGACAACGCTCGTACTACAGCTGCTTCCGCTAACGGGGCTTCTACTATTGTCCTGCGAGATGCTAACGGGTCTTTTGCAGGGAATGTAATCACAGGAACAACAGGAACCTTTACAAATATTTCTGGTAACGGCACTTCTTTAACCGCAATTAATGCCTCTAACATCTCAAGTGGCACAATTGGTAATGCTTACACCACAGCCAACGCTTCTAATGGGGCTGCTACGATTGTCTTGCGTGGAGCATCTGGCGAGTTTGCTGCGGGTGCAATAACAGGGGCTTCTTTCTCTGGTAACGGGGTAGCTCTAACAGCTATTAATGCCTCAAACATTAGTTCAGGAACTTTAGATAATGCTAGAACAACGGCAGCTACAGCTAATGGTGCTTCCACTATCGTGCTTCGTGATGCTAACGGCTCATTTGCTGGAAACGTAATAACAGGTACTACTGGAACCTTTACTTCTGTGTCTGGTAACGGGGTAGCTCTAACAGCTATTAACGCATCCAATATTAGTTCAGGAACCATAGACAACGCCAGAACAACAGCTTCTTCTTCCAACGGAGCTAGTACTATCGTTGCTAGAGACTCTAACGGCAGCTTCTCAGCTAATGTGGGTACGTTTACTTCTATTTCAGGTAATGCAACTTCCATTACAAACATTAACGCCTCTAACATTACTAGCGGCACAATCAATAACGCCTACACAACAGCCTCTTCTTCTAACGGAGCCTCTACGATTGTTCTTCGAGGTACTTCTGGTGAGTTTGCTGCAGGTGTAATTACCGCAGATGGTTCAGCTATTTCAGCTATTAACGCCTCAAACATCTCTAGTGGAACTGTAAATACAGCCCGCCTTGGTTCTGGTACAGCAAACTCTACTACTTATTTAGCAGGTGATTCAACTTGGCAAGCTATATCAGTACCAGCATCTCCAATTCCAGCGGGTTCCGTAATGCTGTTTTATCAAGCTGCAGCACCTTCTGGATGGACACAAGTCACTACGGTTGGTTTAAATGATTCTGCATTAAGAATTGTTACTGGCACTGGTGGAACAACTGGCGGTACAAGTGCATTTAGCGCAGTATTTACTAACCAAACCCCAACAGGGACTGTAAGCACAACTACTGCTAACACAACTGCAACAATGGTGTCTTACACTCCAGCAGGTACATTATCAGTTACTGTGGGTGCAGGAACTTTGGCGGCTGGTAATGGTACTTTGGCAGCTAGTAATGGTACTTTAGCAGCTACAGCTGGTTCGTTGGCGGTAGGTGCTGGAACATTTGCGGTTGGAGCAACTACACTTTCTACTACACAAATACCAAGCCACACTCATCCACAACCCGTTTCAGATAATAATGATGGCGGTAACAACCCAAGTTCCTTCCCTGGTACTGGCGGTGCTAGAGGAACAAATTACCCTAATAATACTGGTGGCGGTGGTTCACATACGCACGGCCTTACTGGCGCTCCAAGTATTTCTGGAACTCCAGGACTTTCTGGTTCTGTATCTCTTACTGGCTCTGTATCACTTTCTGGTAGCCCAAGCGTAACTGGTCAATCATTTACTGGTACTGCGGCAACTTTGACACAAAACGCCCACAACCATACTGCTTCAAGTTCATTTACTGGTAGTGCTTTAACTTTAAATGTTAAATATGTTGATATTATTATATGTTCTAAAAACTAACTAGAGGAAAAAGTGAAACTAGAATCTAAATCAAACTGTCCATTAAATAATTTTGAACCTTGTAAACTTTGGGAATGTGCTTGGTTTATTGAAATTAAAGGAAAACATCCGCAAACTGGAACAGATATAAATGACTGGGGATGTTCAATAGCTTGGCTTCCTGTAATGATGATCGAAAACAGTTTACAACAACGTCACACAGGTGCGGCAATAGAAAGTTTTAGAAATGAAATGGTAAAAGCAAACGAAATGTCACAAAAAGTTTTGCTTGAAACAGCAAAAGCAACACATAGTAGTAACGATGAACTTAAGTACATTGAGAGCAGCAAATGAATTTAACAATTATTAATGAAGATAATGCCGTTTATTTAGATGGCTGGGCTTTGGCTGGATTAAATTTATCTACTTGTGGTATACCTGAAAATGTTCATGCTTTGCAATGGAAAGTTAATCTTGGATGGATTGAATATAAAAGTAATGCAGATTTTACAAAACCAGCAAATCAAGTAATTAATCAATTGCCTGATTGGGCTAATAACTGCGTAATTACTTTTAACAATCAAATTGCAGAAAATCAAGCGGTAGAAGCACAGGCAATAGAAATAGCATCAAGAAATCAACCAACTTCCACTGGAACGCAAACATTATGAGCAATACCATGCCGCAAAGTAAAGTAATAAATGTGCCACCTGCGCATAGCCTTACTTATGATGGCGCTACTTTAAACATATTTCACGTAAATAAAGGTGAAGGTTTAGCTGCTCACGCCCATCTTTATGCTCATGCCACTATGTGTATGGCTGGTTCTTGCGCTGTTCGCAAAGAAGGCAAAGAAGTGATAATGAATAAAAATACTCAACCTATTAATTTGATTGCTATTGATTGGCATGAAATCGAAGCGTTGGAAGGTGGCACAGTATTTGCTAATTTGTTTGCAGAAGTCAAACGATAAAAAAGGAAATAAAATGCGTTTAACTATTATTCCTATTGATGGCGCAGTTTATGAAAACGAAGTTTGTTATTCAGGTTTAACTTGGGATGGCACCCCAATTGATGTTCATGCACTTCAATGGCTTGATGTAAGTGGCTGGATTGAATTTAACGATGGCAAGTCAAACGAAACCATTACAGAATTGCCACAATGGGCAAATAATGCAATGGATGCTTGGACCATAGCTAATACACCAGTACCACCTACACCCCCAACTGCTAATCAAAATAAATTAAACGCATCACAAAAACTTTATGAAACCGATTGGACAACCATTCCTGATGTTTCTGATCTTACAAAAAGCAATCCATATTTAACTAATATTGATGAATTTTTGACATACAGAAATGCAGTAAGACAATATGCAATTAATCCTATTGCTGGAAATATTGATTGGCCTACTGTTCCAACTGCAACTTGGTCCAAATAAAGGCTAGCTAATGAGTTTTGCTGGCTTTCCCTTCTCTGGCGCTCCGTTTGCTGGAACTGGCGATGCTAGCCAAGGCATTACGGTTCAGCTTACTGGTGTCTATGCGGTAGGGGTAGTTGGTGATGTAAATTTTAATACCGATCAAAATATTGATGTAACAGGTATAAATGCTGTAGGTGTGGTTGGTACTGTAATAGTTATTGCCGAAAGTAATGTCGACCTGACTGGCGTATATGCCATAGGTCAAGTTGGTAATACTTCAGAAACGGGTACTGCCGTTGTTGATTTGACTGGTGTATATGCTATTGGTCAAATTGGTGATGTAGATGTTGCTGCTAATGCGGATGTATTTGCAGATGGTGTTTCTACAATAGGTAGAATTGGCAATGTAGATATTAATACTGACCAGATTTTAGATGTAACAGGCGTTACTGCAATAGGCGTTATTGGAGATTATGAGGTTAATGGTTCTGTAATTATTAATCTTGATGGCGTTTCTGCAATTGGCGCCATAGGCAATGTAACTATAAATGCTGGTAGTGGTGTAAATGTAACTGGAGTTAAAGCCGTTGGCAAAGTTGGTAATGTAGGCATTATTGGCAATGCAGTAGTTAATCTAACAGGTGTTTATGCAGTAGGTCAACTAGGTAATGTAACAGTCTCGGCTGGGGCAAACGTTAATTTAACGGGCGTTTTTGCAGTTGGAAACGTTGGTAATGTAACCGTTAATGCCGATGCAGTAGTTAACTTGACTGGAGTTAAAACGGTTGTTAGACTGAATAGGGTTAATGTTTGGGGCATTATAAATACAGATCAAAATGCAAATTGGGGCGATATTAGTACATCGCAGACCCCAAATTGGACAGATGTAGTAGCAGCTTAAGGATAAATTATGTCAAGTACGTATTCAACTAGTTTAAAACTTACTCTAATCGGGGATGGGGATCAGGCTGGTATTTGGGGTCAAACCACCAATACTAACTTAGGTACGCTTTTAGAACAGGCAATTACTGGTGTCCAGTCTATTACAATGTCCGATTCTAATTACACTCTTAGTAACTTTAATGGTGTGTCAGACGAAGCTAGAAATGCAGTTATAGTAGTTACAGGTGCAAATAATGCAGTGCGGGACTTAATCCCACCAGTAGTTAGAAAACTGTATACCATCGTAAATAATACTTCTGGCGGATACGATATTCGAGTAATAGGTATTTCTGGTACAGGCGTAAATATCCCTAATGGGGCAACGTGCCTTGTTTATTGCAATGGGACAAACTTCTATTCTGGGCTATCAGGTGTTTCTGGAGACTTTACTCTTAGTGGTACTTTATTTGCCACTAATGTAACTGCTACTTTGTTTAGTGGTTCTGGGGCAAATTTAACTAGCTTACCAGCTGCTAATCTTACAGGTACAGTAGCTACAGCTCGCCTTGCTTCTGGCACTGCTAATAATACTACATATTTACGTGGCGACCAGACTTGGGTTACAGCACCAATCCCAACATCTATAGTAACAGCTAATTTTGCAATGTTTCAAGATGGTACTACTTTAGTATTTCAATACAACGGGGCTAATGTTGCTACATTAGATTCTTCTGGTACGTTTACAGCAATTGCAGTGGCTGGCGGTTCAGTTTAATTTTTAGGAGTAATAAATGACAATTACAGCTAATGCAACAGCAATAACTTTTCCAGATTCAACAACACAGACCACTTCAGGTGCGCCTTTTATTAAAGGACAAGTATTTACTGCAAATGGAACTTTTACTATTCCATCTGGAGTTACTGCACTTAAAGTAACAGTTGTTGGTGGCGGTGCTGGTGGTCAAAATAATGGAGCATCAGGTAATGGTGGCGGTGGTGGCGGTACTGCCATTTCGTATTTAACTGGTTTAACTCCTGGAAGCACTTTAACTGTAACTAGAGGTGCTGGCGGTGCTGCTGCTGCTAATGGTGTTAGTTCAACTGTTTCCTCTGGAACCCAATCAATATCTACAATAACTGGTGGGGGTGGTGTTACTAATGGTGCTGGTGGTACAGCTACAGGCGGATCAATTAATCTTTCAGGAATGTCAGGCACTATTAATAATAATGTTACTGGTTTTGGTGGTATGTCTAGTATGGGTTTTGGTTGGCAAAAATCAAATGGTGATTTAGTTTATTCTGGCGTAAATTATGGATCAGGTGGAATAGGTTGTTCATTTACCGATTACAATGCTCAAGCTGGCTCTAATGGAATTATAATTTTTGAATGGTAATTGGAGAAAAATATTAATGATTAAAACTATCCAAGACACAATTGAAGCAGGTGAATTTAAACCTCGCCATACTATTGAAATCTATTGCCCTAAGTGCAGTCGTGACGTAGACGAAACCGAACTAGCTATGAAAGTATGTAGCGATTGCGGTGAGCCATTACATGACCCAGAACAGCACGTAGCTATCGTAGTAGCTAATTTGTCCTCTGGCGGCAAAACCCTTTAAGGAGTAGGCATGTTCATTATTCATTGGGTATTTGATAAGCTCGGCTATATACCAAAGATTGATATGCAGGTCGGCAAGGTTAATATTGAAACAGCTTGGCCTTTCCCAGCAGAAATAGACAAGCCTAAAGCGCAGGTAAAAAAGAAAGCCGTTGTCAAAAAGGCTGTTGCTAAAAAAACAATTAAAAAGCCAGCTAAGATTAAATTAAAATGAAATGCTACCAATCTAAAACTATGTGGTTTTCGGTTGCGCTGGTTATATTTGGTGCTTTGCTTGAATATCTACCCTATCTTCAGTCAGTCATTGACCCTAAATACTATGGCGTTATTTTTGCTGTAGTAGGCATTATTGTGGCTGTTCTTAGGTATGTTACTAAAGAGCCTATTAACCCATGAATATCTATGCAATCTACGCATTGGTAGCCGTAACTTTGTTTTGCGGAGGGTTCGTCAATGGATGCTCGTACCAGCAAAGTAAAGCCGAAAAAACTATTCGGGATAAAGAACACCAATACCAATCGGATGCAGATCAGATAAGGATACAAAAAGATGCTCAAATTAAAGTTATTAATAATCAGTTGGTCGATGCTGTTAGTGAGTTGCGTAAGCGTCCCAGTCGTACCACAGAAACCAGCAATGGAAAAGGTTGCAACGGAACCAGCCTTTATGCCGAGGATTCAGAATTTCTTATTAGGGAAGCTGCCAGAGCAGACGAAATAAGAGTGGCGCTTGACGCTTGCTACAAACAATATGAGGCAATCAAATGAATAAACATGTGCAGCTAGGAACATGGGTAACTTTGGCAGTTACCATGACTTTATGTATTGTTGTTATGGGTATGGTAGGGGCTATGTTAGTAGGTATGTTTGATGACAATGTTAACAACGATAAAATATTTGAGGCTATTACCCCAGCATTTCAAACCATTATTGGCGGATTTATTGGGTTAATTACAGGTATTAAATTAGGGCATGATGATAATGACGAATGAGCAATTACAAGCTCTTGGCATTGATGAAAAATGGTTTGAGCCACTAAACGAAACTTTTGCTAAGTACGATATTTCCACCCCTGTTCGTCAAGCATACTTTATTGGGCAGTGCGCTCATGAGTCTAATAATTTTAAAATTCTTCAAGAAAACTTAAACTACAGCGCAGAAGGTCTAATGAAGACCTGGCCTAGCCGCTTTCCCACCAAAGAGATTGCTGACCAATATGCTCGTCAGCCAGCTAAAATAGCTGGTAAAGTTTACAACGGGCGCTTAGGTAATACTAGCGAAGAAGAGGCTTCTAAGTACTTAGGCAGAGGTCTTATCCAGTTAACTGGTAAGGAGAACTATGAACACTGCGGATCTAGTTTGGGTGTGGATCTTGTTGGGAATCCTGATTGGCTACTTGATCCTAAATATGCGGCTCTAAGTGCTGGCTGGTTTTGGAATAAGAAAGGGCTAAATGCCTTGGCAGATGCCCAAGATCTAGATACAATGACTAAACGTATTAATGGCGGGTTAATCGGACTGGATGACCGCAAAGCTAAAATTGCAAAAGCACTGTCTGTACTAGGGTAAACCCGTATGCCATTACAAAAACTACAATTTAGACCTGGACTTAACCGTGAAGGTACTGACTATTCTAACGAGGGTGGTTGGTACGACGGGGATAAAATTCGTTTTCGTTCTGGCTTTCCTGAAAAAATTGGTGGCTGGACACGTATGGCTACTGCCCAGTTCTTAGGCGTTGCAAGGTCTTTGTGGAATTGGATTGCACTTAACGGTTCAAACTATCTTGGAGTCGGTACCAACCTTAAATACTATATTGAGTATGGGGGTGCTTACAACGACATTACTCCAGTAGTCTATACCTCTAGCCCACCCCTAGATAATTGTTTTGTTGTTACAAGTGGATCAAATTCTGTAGCAGTAATAGATGGGCAATATACCCCTAATATTGGCGACTACGTAACTTTTTCTGGCGCTAATACAGTAACGGGAACTAATATAACAGGCACTATCCTTAACCAAGAATATGCAGTAACTTCTTATGTTAATTCGGTAGCTTATACAATAGTTGTATCTGTCACTGCTAATGCAAGCAATACTGGAGGTGGAAATACTGTAGTAGCAGCTTACCAACAACCTATCGGTTTAAATACATATACTATAGGTACTGGGTGGGGTACTGGACCTTGGCCTGATAATGGTATAACTACTGTTTTAAACGACCCATTTACAACTTCAAATGGAAGTAATGTAGTTACTGTAACCCACACTGCGCACAACTTATCTAATGGTAATGCGGTTATTTTTGCTAATGCAACAGCTACTGGGGGTATTTCAGCACCCCTTCTAAATACTTTATTTTACGTGACTGCAGTTAATGCTAATGCCTATACTGTAACTGTCCAAGTTAACGCTAATGCCTCAACTAGTGGTGGAGGTACTGTAACTGAATATGCGCAAACTGGAACTCGTGGCTGGGGAACTTCTTATAGTTCAGGTATTGGACAACAGCTTCGCCTTTGGTCTAATGATAACTATGGTCAAGATCTTGTAATTGCCCCTCGTGGTGGTAGTATTTTTTATTGGGAAGCAGCGTCTGGACTAGGCACTCGTGCCCAACCTTTAAGCATACTAGCTACTGATAAAGGGTTTGATGGGGGCTATGTTCCAACTACTACCCTAGCAATAAGCGCTTCTTCTATTCAGCGTTTTATAGTTGCTTTTGGGGCTAATTCGTATGACCCAAATACTACAGCCACTACATTTGACCCAATGTTAGTACGTTGGTCAGATCAAGAAAACCCGTATCAATGGGTACCAGAAGTAACAAACCAAGCGGGTGAGTTCCGTTTATCTCATGGCTCCTACATTATGACTTATATTAATACCCGCCAAGAGGTCTTAGTATGGTCTGATTCTGCTATTTATTCAATGCAGTACCTAGGGCCTCCTTATGTTTGGGGTTTCCAAGTCCTCATGGACAACATTTCTATAATGTCCCCTAATTCTGTTATTACTGTTAATAACGTAACGTATTGGATGGGTACAGATAAGTTCTATATGTATTCTGGTCGGGTTGAAACTTTGCCTTGCGCCTTACGCCAGTATATTTTTAACGACATTAATAAAGACCAATCGTTCCAAATTTTTGCTGGTGGCAACGAAGGCTACAACGAAGTTTGGTGGTTCTATTGTTCTGGCACTTCAAATACGGTAGATAAATATGTTATATATAACTATCTTGACCGAGTCTGGTATTACGGCTCTATGGCAAGAACTGCTTGGCTTGATTCTGGTATTCGCCCATACCCTATGTCAGCAGATTACAACTCTCGCATTTTGTTTCAGGAATCAGCAGTTGATGATGTGTCTGGCGTAGAGCCTGTACCTATTAATGCTTATGTCCAGTCTTCTGACTTTGATATTGGCGATGGGCATAACTTTGGTTTTGTCTGGCGCATATTGCCTGACGTGAACTTTAACGGCTCTAATGTGAACAACCCAGAAGTAACTATGACGGTTAAACCTCGTAGGAACTCAGGCGCTCCATACGGACAGGCAAATAATCCCACTGTAGTCAGTGCCGATAACTATGGCGATTCTTCTGTGTATAACATCCAAGAGTTTACTGGTCAGGTTTATACCCGTCTGCGTGGTCGCCAACTAGCTTTCCGTATTGAATCTAGTGGATTAGGTACTGCTTGGCAGTTAGGTAGCCCTCGTATTGATATTAGAAATGATGGTAGGCGTTAATGGCTGTTAGCTTACGTCCTTCTAAAGCGCCCAATCTATTAGTTGCTCCAGTAGATTATGACCAGCGCTATCAAGACCAGCTTAATAATGCCTTGCGCCTTTACTTTAACCAGGTAGATACCTTTACAGGATTTATAGCCCAACCAATAGCTGGCACTGCATTAGAGCGTCCTGGGGTAAACCTTCATATTGGGCAAATGTATTTTGATACTACTGCTGGGATCCCTATTTGGTGGAATGGTACAAATTGGGTAGATGCAAGTGGCGTGGTAAATATACCAGCTATTTTCTCAGTAACAGGAGTAAGAGCCAGAGGAAGAATTGGAACTGTAACGGTTACAACTGTATAACAACATGATAAACTTCAGTAAATACGTATTTAAGGAGGCCATATGGCTGGTGGTGGCGTAGGCGAGGCAATGTTAATCGGGGCCGCAGTGGGTGCTACTGCTGGTGGAGCTGGTGCAGCTATTCAAGGCGGAGACCCTCTTAAAGGCGCCCTAATGGGCGGTGCTATGGGTGCCGTTGGTGGTGGACTAGGTGGCGCTATGGGTGGCGGAGCCGCTGCTGGAGCCGAGGCTGGTACTGTAGGTGCTACTACAGGTAGTACAACGGGAGCCGCTGCTGGAACTACGGCTGGAACTACGGCTGCTGCCCCAACTAGCGTGGGCCTTGGAGCTACTGGAGCTACAAATACAGGTATTGGTTCTATTTATGCGGGTGCTCCGCAAGGTATTGCTGGTGCTACAAATATTGGCGCTGGTATTAGCGGTGCTGGTACAGGTGGTGGTATGGGTGTAACTGCTGGTGGCGGTGCTCCTGTATTAGGTGGTATTGCTGCTCCTACTACGGCTGGTTCTATTGGCGGTGCTGGAGCTGGTTCTATTGGTGGCGCTGGTGCTGGTGTAACGGGCGGCGGAGCGGGAGCAGGCACTAACATTTTTGGTCAAACACTTGGACAACCTGGAGTACTTACTAATACTCAACTAGGTATGACCGCAGGAACCGCTGGTTTATCTGGTGCTATGCAAGCTGAACGCAGCAAATATGGTACGCCTACTGTTGCTCCGTATGAAGGACCTCTAAGCAAACTTAAATACGACCCAAACAAATTCACAGCTTCCGCCCCAACGTATGCTCCAGCTAGCGTTTATCGCCCTACTTATGCGGCTGAAGGCGGCATTATGAAACTAGCTCAAGGCGGTATGCCTGGTCCAGTTCAGCAAATGAGCCAAAATATGCTAGGTGGTCAAGGTAATATGTACCCACAAAGCCAGCAAGAACATACCAATTTTGCTACTCCAACTCAGATGCCAGCAAGCGCTGAAGTAATCCAATCTGATTATGATGCTAAAACTAACCCATATACTGGCGTAATGATGGCTTCCGGGGGTATTGCTCATTATGATGAGGGTGGTCGTGCTTCAGAACTTTTCCCTACAGGTATTGCTAATGTATTAAAAGCAATTAAAAAAGGGAAAAAAATTGATCCAGGCCAAGTCGAATCTGCTCAATTACAAGGGTTAACCCCAAGCGCCTATAACGATATTTATGGGCAAGGTATTCAGGCTCAGCAACAAATGCAAAGTCAAGGCATGGCTAAAGGTGGTTCTGCGGGTAATAAAAACATGATTGCTATTGATGATTATGTAGCTGCAGTAAAAGGTGGAGATGAGGCCTCTGTTATGGCTAAAGCTCAAGCTGGTGACTATAACGCTATGATTGCGCTTAATAAAGTACAAAATACCCCTAATCAAAATTATGCAATGGGCGGGCATTTAGGTGGCTATTCTGATGGTGGTCGTATGTTAAAAGGTCCTGGCGATGGTATGTCTGACAATATCCCAGCTACGATTGCTGGTAAGCAAGCTGCCCGTTTGGCTGATGGCGAGTTTGTCGTACCTGCTGATGTTGTTAGTCATCTTGGTAACGGCTCTACTGATGCAGGGGCAAAGCAACTCTACGCAATGATGAACCGAGTACGAAAAGCCCGCACAGGTAATCCAAAACAGGGTAAACAGATTAAACCAGCTAAATACATGGCTGCTTAATGGAATTAAAGGTTCAACCAGTAGGTGCGCAATATGTTCACCAGACATGGCCTTTAGTAGAAGACTTGTTTGTAAAAGCAAATAAGTATGATTCTGGAGACTATACGTTAGACCAGATAAAGGGTTTACTGGCTAATGGTTCATGGGTATTATTAGTAGCAACGGATGAAGAAAATAAAGTTCATGGTGTGGCATCAGTAAGTTTTTACAATATGCCTAACTATCGTGTTGGATTTATTACTGCAATGGCTGGAAAAGCAATTGTGAATGAAGATGTATATGGACAGGTTTGTAGCTTCATAAAGGCGAATGGGGCTACACGAGTTCAGTGCGCTGCTAGGCATTCTGCAGCCAGACTATATAAGCAAGTTGGTATGGAAGAACGCCACATTATTATGGAAACTAAGCTATGAGTATCTTAAGATATAAACAAAAACTGTTTGCCGATGGCGGCGTTCTTAGAGCAGGTGGTGGTTCTAGTGGTGGGGGTGGTTCTAGCCAACCTCAACAAAACACTACAGTTAATACTAATATTCCTGAGTACGCACGTCCCTATGTAGAGACAATGTTGGGTACTGCCCAGCAACAGATTTATAACTACGACTCTAGCGGTAACGTAACTGGATTTAAACCCTACGTTCCTTATGGCGCTACTGTTGATGCAAACGGTAATATTACTAATACTGCCCAAGAACAAGCTGCTGCATCGGTTGCTCCATTTAGCCCATTACAACAAACATCTTTTTACAATGCTGGTAATTTAGGGCTTCCTGGTCAATACAACACAGGTACGGGTTATGCTGCTATGGGTGGTATGGGCGCAGCTAACGTTGCAAATCGTGCGGCTAATGCTGGTAATCAATACAACATGATGGCAACAAACCCATACGCTACACAAGCATTCATGTCGCCTTATATTCAATCCGCATTACAACCACAATTACAAGAAATGAATCGTCAGTATGATATTACTGGTGGTCAAATGCAGGCTAAGGCAGTTGGTCAAGGCGCTTTCGGCGGTAATCGTGCTGCATTAGAACAAGCTGAAAACCAACGTAATAAAAATATTGCTATGAACCAAGCGATTGGTACTGGTTATCAAAATGCTTTCCAAGCTGCTCAACAAGCTCAGCAATATGGTGCTAACTTAGGTATGCAAGGTTATGGCACAGCACTTCAAGGTACAGGTCAACTAACTAGCGCTGGTACAGCTTTAGCTAATATCGGTAGTGCTCAGCTGCAAGGTCAGCAAGGCATTATTGGTTTACAGAACCAAATGGGCGGTCAGCAACAGACTCAGCAGCAGAATATGGTTAACCAAGCGATGCAGAACTACGCTATGCAGCAGCAATATCCGCAGCAACAGCTTTCGTTTATGTCTGGTCTGACCCGTGGTTTGCCTATGCAAACTGCCACTACACAGTCTTATCAAGCCGCTCCTTCCGCTATCTCTCAAATTTCTGGTCTCGGCTTAACAGGTGCTGCGGCTTATGGCTTGATGAAGAAAGAAGGCGGTGTTATTAAGTCTTATGCGCAAGGTGGCAATGTAGACATGGATCCTGATGGAGCCGATTTAGACAATCCACAAGGTTTTGTAAGCGGCGGTATTGCACAAGCTATTACTAATAGGGTTCGTATGAACCCTGATGGCTACTCTAAACCAATGATTGATAAAGGTACTAAGAGTGGTCTTGTTGATGACATCGTAGGTCTTGCTGCTATTCAAGAGAAGAATAAGAACGAGAAAGAGCGTCAGGCTCAAGCTGCTATGATGCAGCCGAAACCACCGACTGTTAAAGATCAGATTCTAGCCGAGCGTGCTGCGCTAGACCAGCAACGTGGTATTGAGATGGCTCAAAGCAACCTACCTACAGAATATGCAGGTGGCGGCATTATTGCTTTTGACGAAGGTGGTGATGTAAGTGGTGGGTATAGCGAACTAGGTATCCCTATGGTTACTCCTTCTAACATGGGGAATTTAGCTACTATTACTCCAGGTAGTCCAGAAGCGTTGCTAGCTAACAAACAGATTACCCAAGAACAATTTGTTAAAATGAAAAGTAATGAAGCTGGTCCTACCGCCGCTGCCCCCGCTGCTAAACCTGAAACAGGTATTAAGATTCTTGGACCAAGTACACCAGCTACTAAACCCGCTACTGGTTTAGAAAAACTTACTGGCGCTCCCGACCAAAAAATTGATGCAAGCGGTTATGAGGGTATCGATTCTCTTATCAAACAACTTACTGGCGATCTAAAAGCTGGTGAAAAAGAAAGTAAAGATGCTCGTAAAGAAGCTAAGCTGATGGCTATGTTGGGTGCGGGTCTTGGTATTATGGGCGGCACTTCTCCATATGCTGGAGTTAACTTTAAAGGTGCTATGCCAGCACTCCAAGGCTACCAAGAAGAAATGCGTGGTATCCGTTCCGACGAAGCTAAGCGTATTGGTCAAGTTGCTGCACTCAACCTTAAGGGTGTTGAACTCAAACAAGAACTTAAGAAATTGGGTATCAGCGAGAAACACTACAACGACTGGCGTGATGTTTACTTGGCTAAGGCTAACCGTCCAAGCGGTACTGCAGGTATGGGTTCTGTATCTAGTTCCGTTGTTCAAGCCGAACTTAATAATTTGGAAGGTTATAAAGCTAATCCTGCTAGTGCCCCATTCTTTAAGCAGTTACCCCAAGATGCTCAGATTGCTTTAACTAAGACTAAGCCTGGTACAGAGTCTTATAATAGAAGCATGGAACTGTTCAATCAGTATGGTAATCAATACGTTCAAGGTAGACTAAATACGATGCGATCTTACGGTGCTAAACAGTACCCAGGCGTTGCATCAGCTATGATTGAACCTTAAGGAGCGTTTATGCCACGGGTAGAAATTCCGGGAGTAGGGATTGTTAATTTCCCTGACAATATGCCGCAAGATGAGATCATGACTCGTGCAGAGTCAATGCAAGCTCAGGCAAAAACACCACTTCTTAATCCTAAAGATTTACCTGCTTCTGAATTACTTAAAGGTGGTTTTTCTCGTGGTTTAGAAGGTCTTAAAGGTACAGCCTTTGATTTAATCCCTGCATTGGGTGGTTCTTTATTAGGTAAAGATGCTTACGCCAAAGAGCAACTACAAGAATATCAACAACGTATGGCTGCAGTTGAAGCAGAAAGTCCAACTGCATACAAGTCTTATAAAGATATTGGTGGGATTGGTGATGCTATTGGATTTGGTGCAGAAACTCTTGGCGAGCTTGGTCCTGACCTTTTGTCATTTATTGGTGGCGCCGGACTTGGCGCACAGATAGGAAAACGAGTTGCTAAAAAAGGTGTAGAAGAAGCACTTCAAGCAGGTGCCGCTAAACAAGGCGCTAAACTAGGCTCTACAATCGGCTTAACTAGTGCATCAATGGCAACTAACGTGCCAGACGTATTCCAAAGTATCTACCAAGACACAGGCACACTACAACCTGGTATTGCTTTAACTATTGGTCCAATCGTAGGTATGCTAGATACGTACTTACCTGGTCGTATTCTTAAGCAATTAGGTCCTGAAGGCAAACAAATTCTTGCTGGTCAACTTTTAGATAAGTCCACGGTTGTACCTACCACTTGGAAAAAAGCCTTTACAGGGGAAATTCTTAAAACTACTGGCGGCGAAGCGCTAACTGAAGGCACGCAACAAGCCTTGCAAATAGCTGCGTCCCAAATTGCTGGTGATAAAAAAGGTTTTTTTGACCCGCAAAATATTGATAGCATTATTACCGCTTCACTAAAAGGCGCTATCGGCGGTGGCACACTTGGTGCTCCTACAGCCGCAATAGAAGCAGGCCGTAAAAAACAAGAATTTGCACAACTTCAAGTATTGCAGCAGCAAGAAGCTGAAAAGCAACGTGAGGAACAAGAACAAAAAGATTTACAAGAATTGACTCGTCAGCAAACAGCTACTGGTGATTTGTTTGGTCAAGAAGTACCACAAGGTCCTGGCATCCCATCTACCACCGTAGCTGAAAGAGAACGTGCTGCTGACCCTGTTGGCGCAGCTATTAGCGATTTGGCTACGCAATATGCAAGCACTAGATCCGATATAGAACGTGGGGCTATAGAAGAAAAATTAAAACGTATTAGCGATTCTTTACCTGCTCAATCGCACGAGAAGCAGATGCTTTTAGATTTGCTTGGGCCTTTACTGGGATACACTCCTGGCAAAGCCTACCCTACACAGTCTATTGATACAGCGCCGATTTCAGTTGACCAGCAAGGTGTTGCTAGAACTGCACAACAAGCTGAGGCAGAACGTACTACACCACAACAAGTTGAAGGATACCAAGCTGACTTGTTCCCACAAGAACTAGATTTAGCAGAAGCTCAAGCTCAAGCACAGGGTTTACCAGCAAACGTAGACCAAGCACTAGCTGGTCCTGCGCAAGCGCCTGCGCAATTTAAAACAATTTTGGATGCTCCTTCTTTACAAGGAACTGGTCTCAAACCACAATCTGGTTTCTTTAAAAAACTTCTTAACAAAGATTTAACAAACCCAGAAGACCAAGCGGCAGTACGTAATATACTTGTACAAGTTAAACAAAATCCAAACATAGCCGATTCGACTAAACAAGCCATCGAGTCTCTTGCTATGCAAGCCTTTGCTACTTTAGGTCAGCAAGCTAACATGGTAGGCCCTCGTGGCGGCATAAGAAGGGATGTAAATTATGGAAGAGTTCAGCCTAGACCTGCCGATCAAGCAAGTGGAGCAGGCGTTTCAGTTCCTGTGCAGCAAGTACCAGACGTTACCGAAGGAGCTGGAGCACTTGAGCGACCAGGATTGGTACCAGCTGGAGACATTACTAACGATGTTGGAAACAGAGAAGAAGTACAGCCAAATACATTAGCCGAGGAACAAAATGCGATACAACCTGAATTGGCTGCGCCGCAAGTGGAAGGAGAGCCTGCAACTACGGAAGGCCCTGCTGCTGGAATTACTGAAGGAGTTGGTGAAGTGGCTCCTGTGGCACTCGCTGAGCCTGCTGTACAAGCTGCCCCTGCCGAAGAAGTGGCGCCAGAGGTTGTTCCTGAAGTTGCTAAAGAGAAGCTAAGCAGAGCACAAAAAAGGTTAATAGAAGAGAATTTACTAGAACTTAAAGCGGAAAGACGGTTAACAAAAGACGCTGAACTTATAAAAATACTTGACGAAGAGATTGCTAATACTGAAGCAGACCTTAAAGCGAGTAAATACCAAGTTGGTGAAGGCGCAGGTAACTTCACAGGTGACGTAACTAATCTAGCAAAAGACTTACGTGCCGCCCTAAATAAAATGGGGTTAAACAAAGTAGCTTTAAACTTAGAGAAAGTACTGTTTGATAAAGACGGAAACCCTGTTCAAGGTTTTTACAATAATCGACTAATCCAAGTTGCTTTAAATGCAACTAAGCTAGGGTATACCCTTGACCATGAAGCACTCCACGCTATGCGTGAACTTGGTTTCTTCTCCCCTAGCGATTGGGGGATGTTAAGTAATATGGCTAGAAACACTTGGATGAAGCAGTATGGTATTGCAGCTAAATATCCAGAGCTAACCAAAGAAGAACAAATCGAAGAAGCTGTTGCCGAAGCCTTTGCAAACTTCCAACAACAAGCGCCACAAACCCAGTCATTGATGACGAAAGTAATAAACTCCTTGCGTAGGCTCGGTAATTTCCTACGGGGTTATGGTTTCCAAGTTGCTGAGGATATTCTTGGTAAAGCTGCTAGTGGGCAGTTAGCTAAAGATCGTGCCGAAGTTATTGCTCGTTTTGATGACTATTTAGATACGCACCCTAGCTCCGAAGTTAAATATCAAGTAGCTGAGCAACGTTCTGTATTTACAGGCATGGATCGGGTTATTCGTGACATCCCTAACCTAAACGATTCTCAGAAAGCCGCAATCAGTGAAGGTGTTAAACGTGCTGGCGGCGCAGCAAAATCGGCTATCTTATCTTTATTACCTATGCACGCTTTGGGCGAAATAGCTAATGAGGTATTCCCTGGTCTTGGTTCTAGATTTAATCAGCTTATCAATGAGCGTAGTGGTTACCAAGATAACTTGAACCGTGGCACTGATGGTGTTATTGAAGAAGCTAAGAAAGCTATTAAAGCTCGTCCTGAACAACGTGAGGCTTACAACAGAGTTGTTAATGAGAGCACTGTTAACGAAGTCGATCCTTCAGCTAAAGAAAACCGTAAGAAGTATGAAAACGACCCCGACAAACTTAAGGCTTTTGATAAACTCCATGCCGAATACAACAAACTAGATAAAGTTTGGAAAGACTTGTATGTCACTATGCGTGGTGGCTACAAGCAGATGTATGAAGAAGTTAAAAAAGCCATTACTACTCGTATTGATGAAACTGATCTAGATGCAGCCACAAAGAAAAGCGTTAAGGATAGCGTTTTAGCTAAGCTGGCTGATAAAGGCATGATTGAGCCATACTTTGGCTTAGGTCGTGAAGGTCAATACTGGTTAGCCGCAGACTATAAAGATAAATCTGGTCAACAGCAATATACCGTAGAGGCATTTAAGTCTGACTATGAGCGCAAGACTCGTATGGAACAGTTGCAAAAGATGGGCGCTACTCGTATTGAACCATACGCTAACGTAGCCGAAGTTAACTATCGTCGTGCCCCTACAGGCTCATTTGTTAATAGCGTACTAAACATTTTAGAGACAAACAAACCAAAAGATGGCCCTGCGGCTGAACGGTTTGAAAAAGCTATTGATGAGATGATGCGTCTATTCTTGACTACATTACCTGAGACTGCCTTTGCACAGTCATTCCAAAAACGTAAAGGTACTGCTGGTTTTATGGAAGATACAATTGGTGTGTTTGAGCGTAAGATGCGTAATACCGCTCATCAAGTGGCTAACATGGTCTACAACCCTAAATTGACTGGGGTAGTAGATACGATGCGTGAGCAAACAGTTACGGCAGGCAAGCTCGGAAAAGGAAACGCTTTAGAGAAAGAATACTTAGGCGAGTTTGAAAAGCATTTAGGTTATGTACTCAGCCCAACTAAGAATGACATCGGAAGCATCCTAACTTCCGCAGCGTTTACCTATACTCTTGGTTTTAACTTATCTTCTGCGTTAGTTAACATGGCTAACATACCAATGATTGTGGCTCCATATCTTAAGGGTAAGTATGCCGAAGCAGGTGTGGCCCGTGCTATTGGTGATGCTACTAAGTTATTTACTGGTAGTGGATTAAAGACCAACATGCCTGTAATCGGTGCTGATGGTAGAACTACTGGTATGCGTGTAATGCCGTCCATTACTAACTATGCACCTGATTCTGAAATGGGTAAGCGTTATGCTACTTTAATTAGAATCGGCAACGAACAAGGGCAGTTCAATCGTTCCCAGCTGTATGAAATTATTAACGGCGACACCCGTACAGGTGTAATGGCTAAGTTTAATGCTCTGTCTGGCTGGATGTTCCACCATGGCGAGCGTATGAACCGTGAAGTTACTATGGTTGCAACTTACAACCTTGAGCTAGACCGTCTGATGAAAGATAAACCAAAAGGTTTAAACGAAACGGATTCTAAAGCATTTGATACACAAGCAGAAACTCAAGCAGCTAACACCGCTATCTATACAACTGAGTTAACAAACGGTGGTATCTCCGCAGCTGCGGCCCCACGTATTGCGCAGAACTCAATTGGTAAGATGTTCTTCATGTACAAACGCTATGGTATTTCTATGTATTACATGATGTTCAAGACTGCTAAAGAAGCCCTTAAAGGCGAAACTAAAGAAGCTCGTCAAGCCGCATTTAGACAACTTGGCGGAATTGTCGGTATGTCTGCATTGATGGCTGGTGCACAGGGCATCCCAATGTTTGGTGCTTTATCTTTAGTCTACAGCTTGTTTACAGATGATGACGAAGATGATTTAGATGCGGTAACTCAGAAGGCTTTGGGTGACTTCCTCTATAAAGGTCCTGTTGAATACGCAACTAACCTAGCTATTGCTGGTCGTATTACTTTGAATGACTTGATTATTCGTGATGCTCCTAAGGGTAGCGCATCAACTTTCTCTCAGCAGTTAGCCCAAGCTCTAGGTGGGCCTGTAGTGGGTGTAGCCGATAGGATACAACGTGGTTATAGTAAGTTTAATGAGGGTAATATTGCACGTGCTATGGAAGATCTTCCACCTTCTGCGATTGCTAACGCATTCAAAGCATACCGCTATGCCACCGAAGGTACTAAGACCTTGCGTGGTGATCCTATAACAGGTGAGGTAAGCCTGTATAACTCCGTAGCTCAAGCACTTGGCTTTGCCCCTGCCGATTACACCCGCCAGCTTGAAATCAATGCCCGTGAAAAAGGTATTGACAAGACTGTTAATACCCAAGCTAGCAAACAAAAACAAAAGTATTACATTGCTAAGCGTGAGGGCGATCTTGACGGCATGAATAATGCTAAAGAGAAGTTACTTGAAATTGGTGCTAAGCATCCTGGCTTAGGAATTACTCAAGGCACTGTTGCAGACGTACTTAATCGTTCTATAAAAGCGCAAGAACGTGCCACTAAAGAGATGATTAACGGTGTTCGATACAACAAGAAGCGCCTCAAAGAAGTCCAAGACAGTATGGCTGAGTACGAAGACTAAAAAAATCCCCGTTTTTAGGCGGGGATTCAAGGGGTTCCTCACGTTTGAGAACTAGCAACAGGAGAATGTTGCCTAGAAAGTATATTACAGAATCCGCCAAAAGCGCATACCTAATTTTCCAGATTCGATTCTGTCAAATCCTCTTATCTGCATTTGCTTACGCTTTGCAAGTATTTGCATCTGTTTCTTTAACATTGCTAAGTTAACAGCAGGTATAAAAACTGAAGTGCCTATCTCAAAAGCACCCCAGTTTATGTCAATAACCACACCATCAGGACAGACTTGGCCCTCCCTCATCACCTTCAAGAGCGGCTTTATGTTGCGCTGCGGCTGCAATTTCTTCTTCTCTGTCGTCATCTAGGAATCCTTCGCAATTAACCCATAGTACATCTGCAGATGGCAGACTCATACGAGTACCCTTACCCATACGTTTCTTATCAATCTTGGCTTTAGTCCTGCCACGTTTTAAAGAGTCAACAAACCCTTCATAGTTAGTTTGTTGCTTGCTACACCATTCTTTTAATGGCTTCATATATAAATACAGCATCTTTATGTCGTACTCGTATCTAGCTACTAAAGAAATTCGTGGTGTTGCATCGGGGATAATTAAATGGTCTAAGTCATTCTTGCTAGCAGTACGGGCATCTTCAGTACTTTTAATACGTAGTACGTTATTGTAGTTCTCGGCAAGGTAGTTAGTCAGGGTAGTTTCGGCATCGACATCCATAGACTTTACTTGGTTCTGTAAAGTATTTACTGCTTCTTTGAGCCACTTAACTACTGCGCCGATGTCGTAATCAATCAAACCAACTTGCTTAGCAACCATCAAACCCATGATTCCATCAGCTACAAGTACAGAGTGAAACCGATCTGCGGGAGTGAAACCACATGCCTTGTCTAGTTTTTGCTGCGTGGTTTTATATAAGGCTTTAATACCCTCTATGTCGTTCATTACATACTGTAAGAACGGTAGAGCCGCATGCCCATAGTTGTTTAAAATCTTTTCGCTAAGTTCATCGGTTTCGGTTTTCTCAAGTCCCAGCACAGGCTTAGCACGTACTTCGAGGATACGCATCGCTTCTCCTTTTGGGAGAGCTTTATATGTGCCGATCTTCTCCATAATGCTTGTGTTGCCTGTACTAACACCTGTCTGTTTCCATGGTTCTTCACCACGATTGCGTTCTTGATTAGACGAACCCGACATACGGTTTCTTTGAGAACCTGACGTGTATTGATACACGAAGTCGCTCAAGTCTTTAGCCGTAGAGTTTGTAACCTCGTCCATTGGTAGGAAAATGTTATTGTATAACTCGGCACGATTCATTTTAGATGCAGCAGTATCGGCTTCTTTTAAAACAATCTTGCTAGGATTACCCCAAACACTAGCCCCTGCATACAGCGCAGTAGTTTTACCAATACCTGAGTCGGGACTGAAGACGTGCAGTAACGCACCATTAACTGAAGTAAACTTGCTAAATATCGTACCAAAAGCTAGCCCAAGTACAAACTGATGAACTTCCATTCCTGGTTGTTTGTAAAAAGCCATAGCTTCTTTCCACTTATCCAAGCTACCTTTAGATTCAAAAGCCGAAAATAGCTGGGCAGTAGCCGCAGATGGGGGGTTGTGGTCTACACGGTCTGCACGGATCTCTTTGTCGCCTAGAACGAAGGCTTCGCATTTATCGTCAGTCCAGCCGAATTGTCTTCTAGCAGTATCTGCTTTAGCGTTATGTTGCATGTGGTTTACCCAAGTTGTTACATAGGACATAATCTCGTCTGTCTTTACTACCGCTACGCCATGTGATGACATGTATTTGCGTATTTCGTCTTTAGATGTAACCGCTGATAGCGGTATCGTAAATTCTTTAACACCATCTTTTGGAAGGTGCAATCTAACTACTACGGCTTCTCCGACATCGGAGTCCAATAAACGACGTGTCACATACAGGTCGTTGTGATAAATCATTACCTCAACAGCATCGTCTTCTTTAATAATGCGTTTAAAAATACCGCCATTCTTGCCACGGAAATACGGCTCAGGGTATTTAGGAATAATATAAGTCTGTGTGTGCCCTTGGTCTACATCTGCAGGGCTACCTTCTACTATATTGTCTTCGTCTGATGCTTCTTGTACTTCACGACCTAGCACAATAGGGGATTTAAGAACGCCTTTATTGGGGCATCCATCGCATCCGCTTGGGTTAAATTCTTCAAACTTCAAGCATGTATAAGGTCCACCTTTGATGTTGCGTACCTTTTTATCAGCAAATTCTGGGCTGTATTCTGGGTGTCCTGAGGATATTTTCTCAATCGCCTTTTCCGCATCTACGCAAAATTTGGCTATAGATAGGCCTGCTCTCCACATCGGTTCTGACATGGTTGCTTGATTCTCATAAATATACTTCAACTGTTGGCATCCGTCACCATCTTTAGTTCTCATCATGATGGTTCTAAACCGATTCGTGTAGTTACCTAGGATAGCTTTGGTAACTTCGTCCATTTCTCCTCGTGGGATATAGGACGGTCTTGTAAGAACGGGATCACCGATAACATCTTTTAGTGTGTCTAGCTCATAGGCTGGCCCCTGGGAACCAATTAAATTTACGTCCCTAGCCACATCATTTTTAAAATTTAAAGTACCTGGGACTCGTAGGATTCGTACCGAATCTGCCGTAACAACGGGGTCAGCAAACAAGTCATTGTCATCGCACATCTTCTTTAGCTTTTCGGCTAAAGGCAACCATTCTTCACGGGAAATAGGTTCGGCTAAAGGCCAATATGCGTGTATACCCCCACCAGAGTTAACTAGTGTAGGTCTTGGCATCTTAGTTTCTTTACAGAAAACCTTAAGCCCTGTAAGAGCTTCTACCTGTGTTTTATATGGCTTACCTGGGCCACAGTCAAGATCAACAAACAACGACCTAAGTTGTTGTACGTTTGCTGTCTTCCTTGACTTTCCATCTTTGAACGTGGCTAATGCGTAGTACGCATTGTATCCTTCGTTCTTTAAGTTCTCAGCAACTTTTGCTGCATCTTCAAGCCGTTGGAAAAACTTTTGGACAGCCTTGTCCGAGTCTTCCTTTAACCCAACTATGCAGTAGTATCCTTCGTCGCCAAGGACTTGCTGTAAAAATTCTAAATTGTTCATAGCCACCTTTGAAGGTGGGGCGGCTCGCTCCGTGATGCAAGCCTTTAAGTATTAAACACCCCGTAACCGTTTATTTAAGCATCATCCCATTCGCCAACTAGGTCTTCTAGTTTAGGCTCGTTCGCCACAGGGGCTTTCTTAGGGGGAGCTTTCTTTGGTTCTTCAATAGCTTCTACTTCTACCGCTTCAACTTTTTCAGCTGCTGGTGCTAACAATGCGTTCTTTAAAGAAGGCTTATCTTTAACACCATCCGTTTGAGCAACCGTTAGCGTAATCGCTTGGATTGCTTCTTTAGAATCTTTCAACTCTTGGATTTTGTTAAATTCGTCTTCAGTTACAGGACGCACAGGTTTAAATACCAGCTTCGGTGTGGGACTTGCTGTGTCAAACCGCATCTCGGTAACAACCCCAGTAATAGGAGTACCGTGATTTTTCAGATGACGAGCGTATGCCTGTAAGGGTAGCTTACCTTTCTCACCATCACCGAATACAGAAGTAGGCGGCAATACGAGTTGATACACTTCACCTTTGTCGACTTCGCCATCAACAACTACTGCTAAACGTTGTTGGTAACGGCAGGCACGGCTATCACCTTGACCAGAACCCTTGATGTTTTGTGGGCAAGCTAAGCAGGTGGCTGCTTGCTTATCTTTGACCTTTTCATCAGGACGTTGGCTGTCGGATGACCAGCAAGTGGGGGATACGGCTTCACCTTCGGTATAGCTTCCAGCGTAATAAATACGGGATACTTTCGATGCAGCTTTGACAATCACTACGTTCATAGAACGTTCTTCAGATACACGGAACTCTTTACCACCAATAAACTCACGGAATACACCGCCTTTGATGGAAATGCGACGAGAACCTAAACCACCACCGTCACTTGTACCAGCTAGGGCATTGGTTGCATCATCTGTACCTTGTAAATAGGCAGGTAAACCACCTTTAAATAGAGCTAAATCACTCATGCTAATTCTCCTTAAATATCTTCATCAGGGTTAAAATTAAGAGCCATTTGGGCTGATCCTGCAGGTGCTTGCACCGTTAGGCTACCGTTGGCTTCTTCTCGTACTAGTTCTCCGCCGCTCAGTTTTCGTATGGCTTCTTCCACCTCACTAATTTTGAAACGGTATACACCGCCAATCTTCAATGCGGGGACTAAGTCTTGTCGAATCCATGCACGGACGGTCGATACAGACACGGCAAAATGCTTAGCCACATCTTCTATCGGGACAAACGTTTCATCCACCATCACTTACTCCTTTTTATAGTTACCGAATATTCGCTATTCGCATTCAATCCTGGCGGAAGCATGTCAGGATGCTCTTCCAAAAAAGCCCTCATATTGGTTTGTTGAAGCCGCTTCTCCAATAAGTCAGGCACACCATGTTCAAGAATAAACTTGTGCATGGATTCCCAATCTGACGTTGCATACGTAGTCCTTACGGTACGGTACACAATGCCAGCTTCAGTTCGTAAACTTTCAGCGCCTATCTCTTTCATGTGGGCGAGGATGGCTGTTTTTACAGTCTTCATATCCTGCTCAATCTTGGAGACTTTCTCCTCAAGTTCGTGAGCTACTTCAGCCTTTTTATCCCGCATCTTGATGTAGATACGAGTCAGCTTTTCTAAAGGCACTTCTGCCTGTACTGCTACTTCGTCTGTCATAACATTCTCCTGTTAAAACAATAGCGGCTTTGTATTATTCTCGCTATTGGTACAAACACTATACTATCAAACTATTACTTATTCAAGTAAATTCTTGTAAAGCTCAACTAACTTTACGTGATCTTCAATGCGGTTGTCAAGCATTTTATATAGGTGTTTCTCCGCATTTGAACCTTGTAATCTCACTACCGTAACTGGATGCCGCTGCCCCGCTCTATGCGCCCGTGCATTGGCTTGGGCATATATTTCTAGGCTTGGGGTAGGCCCCCACCAAATAACCGTGTCAGCAGCCGTTAAAGTGACTCCATGAGCTGCCGCTTGTGGTTGAATAAGTAAAATACGTGGATTAGGGGTTTCTTGAAAATTCTTGAAAATCTCGGTGCGCTGGTTGTGGGGTACATCGCCGTTAATAATCTCGGTGGTAAATCCATCGGCTCTTAGCCTTTCCGCCAAAACCTTGATGGTATTTTTAAAGGGTACAAAAATAAGAATCTTCTGCTTGGTTTCGTCAATAACTTCGTGCATAACTTTGTAACGGTTCTTGATGTCAAATTCTAGGGTCTCACCCGAATCCGAATACACTGCGCCACAGGATATTTGTAGGAGTTTGCTCATTCCGACTGCAGCATTTACTGCGGTAACTTGTTCGCCCACTGCGGACATAACCAACTGCTTGCGTAGTAACTCATAGTATTTCTTCTGTTGTGGAGTGAGTTCGACTTCACGGGTTACATAAGTTAGTTCGGGTAAGTCTAGACATTCTTTTTTGGTAAATCGGATTGCAGGTTGTAAGGCTTCATGCACAATAGTTTCAGCATTAGGTCTGTTAATCCAACGGAACTGCGATACCTTATACATCACCATGTCTTTGAAAGCCGAAAAGAACTTAGGTACATTGTGGGGGCTAACCAGTTTAGCTAATCCATAGGCATCGGTAGGGGACTGAGCGGCTGGTGTACCAGTAAGCATCCACAGCCAAGTGTCATGCTTTAGTATCTTATTGAGTGTCTTCCAACGAGTCGTCTGGGCATTCTTGTATGCGTTTGCTTCGTCAATAACTACTAAGTCAAATCCACCATTAGCTATCTCGTCTTGGACAATCTCAACTCCGTCGTAGTTAATGATGACGAACTCAGCTTCAGAGTTAATTATTCGTGTTCGTTTTTCCCTGCTGCCATACGCAATATCTACATGGCGGTGCATGGCAAACTTAAATAGGTCTGCTCTCCAAGCCGAATCCATAATAGATAGGGGGCAGATAACCAGCACACGCTTGATTCGACCGAGTTTCATTAGATAGTCAGCCGCCCATATTACTGAGCCTGTCTTGCCAGTACCTTGCTCATTAAGGCAGAAGGCACGGGGATGTAGGGTTAGGAAAGAAGCGGTAGTCTTTTGGTGCTCAAATGGTCTGTGTAATCCAGGCCAGTTGTAGTGTCCCATGATTGGTGATGGGATGTTTTTTATTTGTAGGTTTTTTAAAATTCGTGCTTCATCCAAGCCCCAGTTCACGGCAACTTGGTTTCCTTCAAGCTGTTTGCTTTTTGGAATTACTGTCGTAACTTTGTTTGGGTTACGCAAATTTAATAGCAGAATTTTATTATTTATTATTTGCAACTACATTCTCCAGTGAAGCGTTAATAGAGCATAAGTGGTGTCCACTATGCTCTATCGAGTTTGTCAGTTCCCCACAGGAAATGAGTATGGTGCTGACTGGTATGGTTTAAACGGAAATGTCACCGTGATGTTCGCCACTCATACCTAACGCTTACATCTTGTAAAACGAATCTTTATCTTACATCAAATTTAAAAAAGTTCAAGCCTTTTTCTTACGTTCTCTTTTACTAGTTTCGCCAACTAAATTGCTGTTGCCATCACGTTTAAAACTACGATTCTTTGCCTTGCTCTGCACAGTAAATCCGTCTTTATTACTACCACCTTTGTCAAGTGCTTTCTTGTGGGCAAGGTCTTTACCTTCTCTACTTTCGGCAGTCTTGTCTTTATCTGTTGGACTATCGGCATGCTTCTTGTCATACTCACGACGTAGACGTTGACGTTCCATGCGACGTTCTAACTCGCCACGAGCCTTTTGTTGCTCGTATTCTTTCTTGTAGGGTCTTGGCTTATTTACATAAGGCATTTTAGTTCCTTCCGTTGTGCGGACATTCCATAACAAGGCAGTGTTTTTTGCACAATCCTGAGGGTCTAGGGTTCCATACGTTTCGTTCGTAGGCTACCTTCATCCTGTTGTACTCTGCCAACCACTTAGCCCACATCTTATCCTGTTTTTCGGCATCATACGAGTCTTTTATAAAGTTCTTTGAGATCACAAAAAACAAGGCGGCTTTGACCTTTTTAAGCTGGGGGAAGTGCTTAAACATAGCCAATGCCATCAGTTCTAGCTGGTCAGTATCGGCATACTTAGCGGACTTGCCTGTCTTATAGTCTAGGCATCTACCTTCTTCTCCGTTAATAATGGCTAAGTCAGCTACCCCCCGCCACCAAACATTGGGGTCTTTGAATCCGCATGGCTCTAGATTCTCAGTCAAACCCATCTCTAGTTCACAATGCTTATCGCCATCCAACTGCTTGAGGTTATCTAACGCACTTTTAGCAAATGCAAATTGCGGTGGAATCGGCTTACCATCTCTGATATATAACTCAGCCGCTTCATGAAACTCTTTGCCGTAGGTAATCGCCTCGGTTGGTGGCTCTTTAACGTCTTTGAGAACCCGTAGGTGGTAGTACTTCTTGGGGCATTGGTCAAATAACTTAATGCTGGAGTACGACCACGATATAGGTTTAGTCAAAATTCACCTCAATTTCCCAATCAGGTTTATTGGCGAACACAGGCATACGAGGATCGTTGGTATAACTACCATACATGGTTTTTGGTATAGCGCCTGTAATAATCCCTGCATTTACTAACGCTCTTACGTGTAAGTCTGTGTGTATTTTTATATCGTCATTACTCATCGCATCTCTCAATCAAAGCGGCATATCCGCAGATGTCTACTAAGTTATCTCTATGGGTTGGGTCATTAGCGAAGCGGGCCACTTTAACGAGCATCATCATAGCAGCAACATCTTTAGCGTTAACTTCCTCTATGTCTTTATTTAACCCTTTAAGATAAGCCTTCCACATTACAGCTATGGTGTTTAGATTTTTAGCTGGGTGTCCGTAAGCCTTCTCTCTATCGCCGTAGATAATTGCATGGGCTTCTTTTAATACTGATAATTTTACTGTTTCTTCAGTCACTGAGTTCTCCTGATATATGAGTTAAAAGTCGTACGTCTACAAAAGCGTTCATCATGTATTCGTGCGCTTCCCCAAAATGCCTATGGTTCATGGCTATTTCAAACTCTTTTAAGTTCTTTCTTGCCCTGAGTAATAAGTCTGCGTAATCAAATACTTCTTGCGTGTTCATTCTTCCTTCACCTTTCCATAAACCTGTAAAGTAACCTTCAAAACATATTGAATGTCACTGAGGCTTAACTGCCCCATTAGTTGCAGTATTTTCATAACTGCAACGTCGTTATCTAAAGGTTGTGGGTCAACTAGTTTTTCAATCATTAACAATCTCCATAAGATTTACCATATCCTGATTCACAATTTACTGGTAGCCCTTCCGCCCACTCAGGTATCCACTTCATGCACTCCTCAATGTAGGCTTGGGCTTCTAGCACTTCTTCGTCTTTAACTACACAAGCAATCGCATCGTGTACTGTCAGCACAACATCGTAACGCTTGGCAATCTTCACCATCTGCTCACCAATGATGCAACGAGCAATAGCTTGGCAGACGTTCTCAATTACTTTACCGCCGTAGATTTTGTTCCATCCATAGCGAGTCTTGTATTGATACTGCATACCTTTCTCGTCCCTAGTGGCAATTAGCTGGTCATACCGCATCAGTAAACCGCTAGGTAATCTGATACCACGTTCATTTGGAACTAAAGTCAATACACCCTTTTTACCTAAAGATGTTGTATAGCCCTTACTTAATGCTTCCAGTGCCATTTGTGCTTCTCGCCACAAGCTAGTAATGAAAGGATAAGTTTCTCGGTATACGGATATGATATGCCTCGCATCATCTTCCGATACTTCTGCGCCGAAAGTCTTGAGTTGAGTCTTAAATTTCTGCGCCCCCATACCGTACCCAGCACCGAGAATTGTGGTTTTCCCAACGAACCTTTCTTCGCTCGTAATTTCTTCCGTGCTCTTACTATAAATAGCCGATGCCATGATTTTGTATACATCTTCATGCCTTTCAAAAGCAGTTACTAAATCGTCCTGTCCAGCCAGCCACGCTAAAACTCGTGCTTCAATTTGAGCCGAATCGGCATCAATGATTGAGTAGCCTTCAGGGGCAATAATTGCTTTCTTCAGCTTTCCGCCATTAGTTCCTCGGCTGGGAAGGTTCTGCAAGTTTAGGGAATCACTACCACCCCACCTTCCCGTGTGAGCCGCATAGTATTTTAGGGGAACTGGCATCAATCCTCTTTTGGCAATACCGATGAATCTTTCTGTTCGGGTTTCCTCAAGGGTTGACTTCGTCCCCAATCTAGCGGCAACGAGAGTTTGAACTCTAATATCAGGGTGTTCAGCCAATGCTTTAAATTCTTCATCATTTTTCGCCAATGCAAAAGTTTCTTTACCTGTGGTTAGGCTAGTCTTCATAGGCGGTTCAACACCTAAGCCTTTAAGTAACTCAGCAAACTTCGGGTTACTAGCCAATTCACCCTTGTCTTCAATACCAGCTTCTTCTAGTAACTTCTCTTTCTTTTCCTTAACATCGCTAAGGTGCATCTCTAGTAACGTCAAATCCAAATCTAGAATCGGTCTTGTAAACATCCGAGTAGTCAAGTCAATCAACTTCATCTCGTTCTTCGGAAAGCCCTTCTTAATCATGGCACTGAATAACTTATAGGTTAGTTCTACGTCATTAACACAGTAGTCACCATATCTATTAAGGTCTTCTTCTGTAAAGTCCACTCGGTTTTTACCTGAAGCAGCAATAACCTCATCACCCTTAACACCTAGTTTGTATCTTTCGGCTAACGCTCCTAGGCTGCCGCCAACTTCCACACCATGTAGCGCACGTCCCATAGATAAAGTATCGGCATAAACTTTAGGGAATATGCCAAAGCGTTCGGAAAGGATGAACCCGTCAAACATCATGTTATGCGCAATCGCCATAGAATCTTCCCATGGGAAAGACTTAAGCCAACCCTTAATCTGTTCATGCGTACCACTTGCCCATTCGGTTTCGCCACCATTAACTTTAACGGCTACACCAATTACCTCAAAGCGATCACTGCGTATATATTCCTCAGTCGTCATCTTCGACAAACTAAAGGTAGACTTTTCATAGAAAGTCTCAAAGTCAATCGTTATTAGGTTCATTCGCTTTTCTTTCGTCTAGTTCTACTTTGCCTTTTTCTATAATGTAGTCGTTTAGATTTAACCCAAGTTTCTCCGCAAGGGTTATTTCTGCATCGTGAACATAGAACTGATGGATTACTTTTTTAGTGTCTGTGTTTCGTATTTTAATTAGCTTCATTTCTTTTTCTTCTTAGGCACTTGTTCTTCTAGCGCATTTAGGCGCATCAAGTCTTCTACTTGGGACTCTAGCTTATTGCTAAGGTCTTCTAAAATATCTCGGCAAGCCCACACTGCACCGCTATAAGGGTCTCCTACATCTTCGGCTACTAACTCCAAAATGTCTTTTACGTTACTAATCCGATAAGCTAGACTGGATATATCGTTTACCTTCTCCCAAATCCCGTTCATTTTTTCACCACCTTCTTCGCTGGTTTTTTATCTAGCTTCTTGCGTAGCTTCATACCCTCTTGGGCATTTTTGTTTTCGGCTATAAATTGTTTGAGTATTGACAACATCCCCTCTTGAACTAGGAACTCTAGCCCTTCTTTGTCAAAGTGCACCAACGCATCTGCTGATCCATCTTTGTTTTCTTTAACAATTTCTATCTTTACGTCCATTTCATTCTCCTAAATATACAAAGCCAAACTCGCTCGTGGGCACATCGTAAAACATCTCGCCCCTAGGTACTTTGTAGTTACTGATCTCTCGTATAGGGTAATCCCTGATCTTGTTGGTTTCAATCCAATAAGCGTGTCGCATATCTTTTGTCAAAGCAAAAAACAATACCCGAGCACCAAAGAACTTTGTCTTCCTCTCGGGCACATGGATTGTGGGGTATGGGCAGTTCGGACTCCATTGGCGGACTTCTACCTCTGCATAACCGATAACTTTATTACCCCTAGACAATACTAAATCAACCCCATACTGATCTTTATTAGGGTAAATCCTTACGTCACAAGTTCTTTCCATGTAGTTACGCACCGCAAGTTTAGCGGGCATATCATACTTGTCGTGTAGTTCTTGCTCGAACGGCTTTCTCACTAGCAACGACCATCCATATCGAAATTGTCGCCATTTCTTAAGCGATCATTTTCTTCTGCCAACTGACTCATATAGCTAGCAATAACATCAATCATCATATGTAAACGCTTGGCTTCGTCTGTCGGCAATCGTGCCATCAGTCTTCCCACATTTATAAACGCTTCGTTAACATCTGCTCTTGTAAATTCTAAATCAGTCATTCTTTTTCTCCTCACGGGGGTCGTGTAATACTGCCGCTTTCTTTTCTTCGTACTGTTGCTTGGGAGTTTTCTTCCCAAATATCTTTTCCCATTGGCTATCAAACTGCTCCATTGGTACACCTAAAGGTCTTGGTGTATCACCCTTGCCACCATCTCTAGTCATGTATTCCATGCTCCATTAGTTTCTTTTTTAATCGTTGGCACTCCGCTTGGGCTATGCGAATTTGATCTCGGAGCATCTGCTCTGTATCTTCCTTGTCTTGCAACTGCACCATTCCAAAAAATGGAATCGGCTCAACTGTTACTTCTGCATCAATGCGGTCTTGGGTAGTAAAGGTAGTCATTTAAAAGCCTTTCAATGTTGGTAAGTCAGGTAAAGATGGCAAGCTAACAGCGCCAGGAAGCGATGGGCTAACCATAGGAAAAACAAGTGATGGTGTGTTAATCGGATTCATATGCGGGCCAGATACAACTGGAGCACTCATGTACGCAACGGGTTTACCATTAGCATCCATGTAAACAATCTGACCCCCACTATTAACGGAATACATAAACGGCTTACCATTCCCATCCAAATAGGTAGCCATCTGAGCACTACAAACTCCAACTGTAAATGTAGCTATTAAGCCACTTAATATCTTATTCATTACTTTTTCTTTTCTCCTTAGCATATCGTGGGCTACTTCTTTTCTCTGAACAAGCCGTACACTGCCACCTATTAATTTTTCCTATTAGCATCTTGCCGTACTCTGCTGGTTTCATTAGCTGACAACTTGTACAAAAGCGTTTATTTGTACTGCCATCAATTTTTTCTAACATACTTCCTCTTTTTAATTGTTGCTATGCCTTCATCAGTTTCGTCTTTGGTTCGTGTTGCTACCATCATGTCTGCTATCTCCCAAATTTCTTCGGCACTTCTAGGCTCACCACTCATCATCGAGCCAGCTAAAGCAAATCCAGCAAACATATCCCTCAGGTCTTGTTCATTCATGATTACTAATCTCCTGATGGTCGGGGTGTCGTGCTATGTTGTTTTGGTCTAACTCTATGATGTTGTACCCAAGATCATGTAGATAATCAAATAGCTTCTTACGTTTTTCCTGATACCAAGGCTTCCATGTCCACGCTTCAAAGATAATTGGGGGGTAATTGCTTTCTTCTATGGTTAGTTTTGCACCATGCAATACTTCAAGTTCATGCCCCTCAACGTCTATCTTGATTAGCTTCACGTCGGTAAAGATAAAGTCATCTAGTGGAAAGGTACGTATTTCCTGTATCTTCCCCTTAGAACTGCACTCATAGTCGTGCTTACGAACTTCCTCATTGATACTAAATGCGCCGATATTTCCTTCGACTGCATAGTCGGGCATGATAGGATTAAGTACGTCATACTTATCAGATAGTGCGTTAGTATTTATAAAGACATTCTCTAAGCCGTTAATGATTATGTTTGCGCCTAGCTGGTAACTGATAATACGTTGAGGTTCAAAAGCATAGAACTCTATGTTCGGGTGCTTCTTTGCTAATGGGATACAGTAGCTACCCAAGTTAGCCCCGATGTCCAACACTTTGCCATACCCCGTATGTTTGCTTAGGATGTTTGTAGATAGTGCGTGAAGATCATTTTCGTATCCACCATTACGCAAGGCATTAGATACTAAGTCAGTCCCTTTAAATACAAGGAACTGCGCATCCATTGAGTCAATTAGTTCACAGTTTGGAATCATTTCTCTTGTGCCTTTCTTTCGTAAACAATTTCAAATTCGTGAGGTATTTTCATAAGTTCAATTTTCTTTTCTAAAAACGATTGAGCTTCTTCTAAAGTATCAAACCCAGCCCCTCTGCCGTTATTAAGAACTGTTGTCCAAACATAACTTGATGGCTTCTTTGCCCAAGGATTCCAACCACGCCACACCAACACCTTTTGCTCGCATAGAAAAAGTGAGCTACTTCTAAACGTGCTTTTGGTTATTCGATATTCGTCTGTATCTTCAAATTTGCTCATTTCTCTTGTGCCTTTCCATCATAAGTTCGTAAATCTCTGTTGGTTAGCGTTGTGTGTAATTGAAGTTTTAACGCATCTACTTCAGCTTGTGCTTCTTGCCAGTATTTTTCCATTACTTTTGCGCTTTGGTTTGCGTATGTTCTTTTAAATATTTCATCTAGGCATGACTTTTTTAATGCCTCAATTTCCTCTTGTTGCTGGCGTAGCATGGTGGCACATTGCCTTGAAATCCATAATTCACCAGTAACTTCAATCAATTCATCAGCTAATTCATTTGCGGTCATAACAAATACCATTCCCTTTCTTGGCGGTTTATCCACGCTACTGGTTCATTGTTCACATTAACCTCTTGGTAAAGTACCGCTAAAGTTATAAGTACCGCTATGCGTTAGTTTCGCCCAAGGTGCGGCATAAACTTTAAAGCCAGCTTTACGGGCAATCTTGCAGAAGTGGTAGTCCTCAGATAGCAGTCGGTTTGTGTCTTCGTCAATGCTGGTATCAAAGAACTCGCTAATAACTTTCTTAGTAGGGTTCTTATCCACAATAAGAATCATGTCATTGGTGTAAGTTGGTACTAAAGGTTTTAGAACGTCAAAGACATTACGCTTAATCAACATAAAGCCTGTACCGCCGTTATCAATCTCCATCGGCTCATTAACATTTCCTGTGGACTCTAACGCACCACCTACTAGATTAACCACAAAAGAGCCTGTGTAGTTAGGCAAGTCTTTGTAGTCAACACCTTTGTTAACCGCATTGTGAATTAACTGCCAGTTAATTTCTTTCTTCGGGTATAAACCGCAGATGATGTCTTTGTCCGCTTGAATCATACGCACAATATCATTAGGGTCAAAACTAATATCGGCATCAATAAACATTAAGTGAGTAGCCTCTGACTGCATAAAGTCATAAGCCATGCCATTACGAGCACGGGTGATTAGGGACTCGTTCATCATGTAAGAGTAATACATCTGAATGTTGTTCTGCATAAATGTCTGTACGCAGTTCAAAATACCCATGGTGTAACCACCTACGCACATACCACCATACATCGGTGTGGCTATGAATAGTTTAGTTTTTGTTTGTTGCTTTGGTTCAGTTATTTCTAACATTGTTAACCTCTAATAAGTTGTGCTACTTTTTCTTCCAAGTATGCTACTACTGCTTGGGAATTGAGGAACATAGTTTTAGCTTGGGTATAGTCTCGCTCTAGCACGTCGTACTTACGCTTCCACATGTGTGTCCACTCAGTAAGTTCATTAATATCTTTCTCAAGGGTCTGTACATACTTAAGTGTTATCTTGGAGTCGATTGTATTATCTTTGTTAGTAGGTTTACTAACGGGTATCGTACTCGTCTGAGTCTGCGAGATGTATACACCATCTTCTTCCTTAGCGATCTTCTTCTCTTTGTGTAGTCTGTTCAATGCGTTATACACATTACCAGCTTTAGCTTTTGTAATAGCAATAAGTTCCTTCGGCTTCTTACCACCTTGGGTATTTAATACATTAAGAATTTGTTGCACTACTGATATTTTCTTTTTCATAATTACTTTCTCCTGTTGTTAATAAAGAGGGTAGGTACTTAACGTCACCTTCCCGTACTACTAGGGCTACTCCACCAGCATCGATGATCTTTTTAAGATTCATTTCTTGCAAGAGGGTTAGCTTCCCTTTCCCAGCTTTAGTTTCAATGCCGAAAAACTTACCTTCGAGGCAAACTAAAAAATCGGGTGCGCCTTGCCTACCATATCCGCCTGTAACTGGCATCACATAGTAAGCACCAAGCCCATCAAGGACTTGGCGCACAGATTTCTTGACTTTACCCTCGGGTGTAGTCGCCACTTATTTCTCCAAGAATGGAATTTTTGTGGTCTGTTTTGTGTGCGCATAGTAATCTAATTGCACCTTCGCCGAGTTAATCATCTTACCAGCAATGTTTGCTAACTCACTCGCATCAGTATGTTTGAGCGCACCGCCCCGCAAGTCAGCAAATACTTGTGATAGTTGATCTCTTAGTTCACTTACATTTTTCATTTCTCTAACTCCCTTTTAATCATTAGTTGTAAACGTTTTGCTTCGAGTAACTCCTTTGGTACTTCATTGGCTAGTAGTCTATACCCGCTACTTTTAGCCAACAGATGTGCAACATAACCATCTGTAATTTCTGCTACTAACTTCTTACTTGATTTGCGTATTACGGCTCTACGCATTTCAATAAACCTTTCAGGATCTTTAGCCATCTGCCTAGCCTTCAATGCCTTACGTGCTTCCCCCACCTTCTCAGGGTTTTCTGCATACCTACGATCTCTAGCAATCTTTGCTACTTGCCGTATATGTTCTTTGTTATTAGCCCTGTATCGCTGAGTTAATTCTTTGAACCGCTCAGGATTTTTTTTCTGCCAATCCCTAGTAAGTTCTTTTACTCGATCTTTATTATTCTCAGCCCACTTCTTAGTAAGTTCTTTACACTTCTCCTTGTTAGCTTCACGATACGCACGTTGGTACGCACGTTTCTCCTCTAAGGTCTTTGTCGGTTTCTTAGGTTTGGGTGGGTGTGCTTGTGCATACTTCTCCCTAGCCTTAGCCCTTAAAGCCTCTGCATTTTTCTCACGATATGCTTTTTTACAAACACGTCGCTTCTCCATATCTTTATATGGCATTGCTTTCTCCGTTAAAAACCCAATATACATTTCTACTTATTCTTCTACCTACACCCTTGACTTCTTCGTTTACTTTCGTATGGTCAAGTAGCATTAGTACAGAGATTTTATCTTGCACCCATTTTGGCAAGTCGTCAAGTGTTTCGTAATAATTTTTTAACTCGGGGTTAAAGGCATCCAACATCTCATAACATGTTGTTTGGACAGTATTATCCTCGTTAATTTCTATCCTATAAATGGGTTCTTCTTTGACCTTTTCAACATACATCAACAGCATTTCTTCGGGCGCACTAATGTTATGTTTAGTCCTATCCATATACACCCACGATAAATCGGTAAAGAAAGCTATATATAACTCCCTCTCCCGTTTCGCTTGCGGACTCATAAATCCACGCATATTAACCTCTCTCTACCCAAAAGGTAGAATCGTCTAACTTCATGCCAACATTGGCTACATACCCATCATTCTCTAGGATGTTTAATACCGCAATCTGCCCAGCTATGTCTTGTGGTAATTCGTTTACTAGATAACTTACTGCCTGTGCGTTCGTTGTATTCATCTTGACGTCCCACCGAATATCACGCACATCGAATACCTCTTGCAAATCGGCATAGGTAGAATCCCCTACTTGACGGAATCGTACAAATAATGCTGATACTTGACGCTTCTCTTGTTCCTCGTAGTCTTCGACAAGCTGGTCTACCTTATTGGCTAACTCCCTAAACTCGGGGGTAGTGAACTCCACACCTTGCTTCTTCAAGAACCGCACCTCTTGTAGGATAGACATATGAGAAGTACCTACTTCTCTAGCCCCGTTATACATCTTGCCCTTGACTTGTTCCAATACCTTACTGACGTTGTGGTGGATTGGTTCGTAGAAAGCCTGAGCTAACTCACGGGTGGTATACGGCACAAGATATTTAGATGCGTTCTTAACCGCCTTACCCATATCCTTAGTCATAATCATATGGTGCTGGTCTCGGTGCGTAGCATACTTAGCGTTACTAATCTTACGGCTATACACTGCGTAGCTATTCTCCCCGCTCTTGACTGTGTTATCACCCCAGCCTACCCGACCTAGATCGAACGGAAAGTCATCCATATACGCAAACAGTTCATCACATACACGCATACTCCGAGTAGTCTGATACACCCCGTTCTCGTCATTCACGCTAACATTTCTAAGCACAAAAGTATTTGGGTAAAACTTTATTTTCGGCATCGCCTTTTGTACCCCCGTTGCGAACTCCAACAACTCCTTCTCCACAGGTATCCCCGCAAAGAAGTGCTGATGCCCCAAACTTTTAGCGTCTTCAACAATACCTTCTAACTTATCTTTATGCCCCACATCGGACATTACCTTACTGATTCTTGCTAATTTTGGCATTTCCATTCTCCTGTTAATTTGTTAGTAACATTACTACCGCATATCTACTGCTAACATACCGCCTGTCTTACGGATGGTCGCTCTGAACTTCGCCCATGAATCTTTGTTAGGGCTGAACCTACCATTCTCAATCGCATCTGCGCTGTACGCAAGCAAACCAGCTAGTGCCATACGCTTATCGTGCTCGGGGTTATCTAGGATTTCACGCACTAAGTTCTTATCAATGTAGCGTTCCCAATACCAATAGCTTGACTGACTATTTGTCAAGTCCATAGAGTATTGATTTTTAGCATCGCTTAAACTATCACCCATCACAGGCAACACGACTTGCATCCACTCCCACATCTCTTTCATCTTGGGCTTGTATTGTTGATCTACTGTCTTGTCAATGCGTCTTGTCTGCATTGGTACGAGATCACCCACACGAACGAACCCATCACCTTCGGCTTTAAACACTAGCTTGTTGTCCTGTGTCATCTTGAATGTCTTGGCTTGCCAGTTCATATCACCTTTGAACTTCGGTAAGTAATAGTCCTTGCCCTGATACTTGACAAAGTGTTTACCCGTAGTGGTGTACCAATCGAACCGCATACCCATCGGCAAGAACGAATCCAAGAATGTATATCGAGATACTGAAATACCATCATTCATATGGCTACGCACAGTGATATAGTCACCATCATCCTTACGCTCCCATACAATCGGCGCAGTTGTTTCTAGGATGTCCTGATGATTACCAAGTCCACTCCATGCCCAATGCCCATCACATAAGATGTATTTTGTGTCTGATACTTTGTGTACACGATTCCACCAGTACCTACGCTGGGCTAATGGTCTGATGTCCTCGTTCGCTCTCGCTCCACGAATAGGTACGATCTCGTTGTATGCTTTTGCTACTTGGTCAAAACTACTTAGTCTGTAATATCCGCTCATTTTAATTCTCCACAAGTTGATTGATTAGGTTAGTGATACTGTTCCATGTTTTATCTGCTTCTTTGTTTAGTTTTTCAGTCATATGTTCCTCTACTGTCAGTTCTGTATAGTATTCAATCAATGAACGCAAGTCAGAACCTATTGCTTTTTTATCTATTGTCATCTTCACTCTCCTATAAAAAGTTCTATTACTTTGTTGGCAACATAAACCAATGAAGCCACTAGTCCCATAGCTACTGCACATACCACCAGCCCTACTAGATAATTAGTGATCTCGTCCATATCAATCTCCTAACACTTGTTCAATAAATCTTTTATGGTTTCTGAATAACTAGGTAGATAGGTCATTCCCCAATCCATACGCAACCGCTCCCTAGCTTTATCAAGTGAATCCATAGCCTTGTCGTCTATACCTATTTGATACCGCTTCTTAGTTAAAGTTCCGTCAGGGTTCTTACGATAGTCGTGCATACTACCCAATGCCCTTAAACCTAACTTGCTTACTGTTGATTCAGTTATGCTCGGATAAGTCTTTTGCAATTCCTTTGCTATCTTTCCATAAGTAAGTCCCTTCAGCTTAAGTTCTTTTACGATTGGTTCACACGCTTCACGCATTAACCTTTCTTCTTTCCATAGTTTTGCCCAATCTGTCATATCAGTCCTCTATATGTATAGTTGTTCCTACGTCTGCACATGCCGATGGATTGCCCTGAATACACCACAACACAGGCACACTCCATTGACCCCATGACCCACCCAAGTAGCCATCTGTTAGTACTATTACTAACTCGGGCTTGATACCATGCTCATTCATATACATAGGCACACACTCAACATCCGTACCACCACCGCCCATAGGCTTAGTTGATCTCACAATGTCATCACGAGTTTGTTCGTCATAGACTTCATGACCACACACCCCTGTGTCCCAATACACGATACGAACCTTGCTCGGCTTAACTTGGTCGCAGATACCCTTGATCTCGGTTAAGAACTTGGTTAATTCGTTTTGGCCGATTGACCCCGAGGTATCTATCGCTATAAGAAGTTCGCCCATTGTTTCGCTTATCGAACTCGGCATAAGAATATCCATGCCAATGAATCTTCGATTCGGCTTTTTCCACGTTGAGTAATCCTTACCAGCGCAAGTGGTGGACACATAGTCACGCAGTAACTCTCGCCAATCTTTCTTGGTTTGTAGTAACTCGTTAATGTCTCTGTTGCCACCCGACCCAGTTTTACCAGCCAGCATTGAACCTTGACGCACTGCTTCGTCAATTTCCTTAGCCAGTTGCTCGGCTTCTTCGGCGGACAGTTGTTGCGCCCCTTCCCAATCGTGCTCGTCAAAAGAAGATGCCAGTGACCCCCCTTCTCCATCTTCGTCTTCATCATCTTCTAGTAAGTCAAAGACTTGTTTAGCGTTCATGTCCCGATACTTAATATCTAAGCACCCACCATCAGGCATCTTGATAAACCCCTTCAAGTCCATGTCCTCTAACTTTAAGTTGATAACGTAATCACACGCACGATTAGCACGACCAGCGTTCAGCTTATGCAAGTCGCCCCATGTAGTCAGATGCCTATACATCTTGTGGTAGCACTCATGCAACATCAAGAACCTAAACTCGGCATCAGTCAAACTATCCACAAACTCCCTACCATATAACTCGTCACGACCATTGGTACACGCCGTGGGTAGACCATCTATGATCTTCTTGCTACCGATCATGAGCACACCAGCGAGGGCTACGAACTCGTCACGACCTAGTATGTCTGTCGTTGCTTTCCATAACCTCTGCTCGGCGGTCAATGTTTTACCTATTGCTAGACTCATATCATTCTCCTGTTAGTAATGTTACTAACCGATTACTTCTTATCGGCAGTGAACATAAAGTTGTTAGCCATGCACCATGCGGTGAACTTCTTATTAGTCATGACCAGCCCTTGTCTCTGATACTTCGGGTTACGCACTTGCATAGCGAACAATGACTGCGCTTCCATATCTAATCTACCGAGGTAGTCCATCCATGGATCAATCCATTCCTTATTGATAGTTGCCAATGCTCGGTACACCACCATCACTACTGCTGATGACGTGCTAGGAACTTTAGCGTTCATAGGGTCTGTCTTAATATCTTCGACACGAGGTAAGTCATCCACCAAGCGGATATACGCACCGAGGTCTGAGCCAGCCCGATCACCGATAGTGCCGATGAGGTTAGACTTCAATGAGTTGTCGCTTAGTTTGTCCTTAGCCCATAGCCAATGACTAGCAAGTTCTAATGAGCGAGGGGTTACAAAAGCGGGTCGCTGAGTCTGAGGATGATAGATATAGGGGTTTCCACCTACTTCGTCGTCAGGTTTCTCGATGTCCTCGAATGACTGGAATAACTGCTCGCCATTCTCCTTGACCCATAGAATCATAGACGGGTGAATACCAGCGTTAAATGCGAACCCTTCTATCCACTCGTTAGCGGTTGGTTTCTTCATACGGATAGTTGTTATACGATTGCGGTGATGAGGCATAAGTAAGTCGCCCACTCCCTCTGTCCCGAGGTTAGTTGTCGCAAAGATTATCGAACCATCAGGTAACTTATCAGTACCAAAGGTACGCTCTAACATCACACGCATCATGCCGTTCTTGACCATCGGATTGGCTTTACCGAACTCGTCAATCATGAGAATGATCGGTTTGCCATGATGTAAGCCCATCTCCTCGTTAGGTACAAAGCGTACAAAGTCTTGGGTACTGTCGTCACGCAGTATTTTCGGCAACATCAAATCGCCGAGGTCTTTCGTGGTGCAGTCAAAGTAGCAAGGTACATGGTTGGGTAACTTCTGTGCCAACATCTTGAGGATTGAGGATTTCCCTGTTCCCATATGACCTTGAACCAAGGTCGTGATTCTATCCCCTGTTGCCATGATGGATTCCACGCACTCGTCAAGTGACTGTGCATAGATGCGGTCTGCGGTTTGGATTGCTTTTGCCATTTTAATTTCCTTTTTGTTAGTAAAGTTACTACGGGTTAGTGGTACTAGAGATACCTTTTCTTAAAACTCTAATCGTTACAGCGCCAGATACAGGGTGGAATACCACCCCATAACGTCTTACCACGAAAGTTCTTTGATTAAAGAATCTACCTTGCTCTTAACATCTAAGCGTAGGTAGTCGTCCTCACGCAGTGCATCGGGGGTAATCCCTAGCATTACGGATTCGAGTTTGTGCTTGGCGGTGCGCATTTTTGGGTCGCCCGTCACGTTGAACTTCTCCAATAGGTCTACCATATCCATGACATTACTCACGAGGGTATCCCTGAATATCTGCTTCTTATCACCTGATAACTTCTCTGACATACGGGTTAGTGCTTCGTGGGTACGCTCCCATACATCGGCATATGCTGACTCTAAGTTGCTCTGATAGTAGTTGGCATAGCTTTCCTTTAGGATTGCTTCGGCTTCCTGTCCTACATTGACTCGCCAATCACCCACTTCGGGTACGGGTGCAAACTTGACCGAGAACTTAAACTTATCCCTCACCATTTCAACGGGTGGGTAGTCATCTTGATTGAATAGTGTTCCTAGCTTCATCTGTGACTGCAATACCAGCTTGTCATAAGAACTTAAGAAGGTCTCTACTAATTGGTCGAACTCCTGCTCCATGGCAGTTATCTCCCGTTGGTAGTCAAAGAACATGCTCGTTGTTAGTAGTCGCAAACCTGAGTCACTCCATGGCATAGTCGCATGGTAGTGGTAGGTTCGGCTATTGCCAGCGAACTTCTGAATCGCATCGAATACGGGTTCGTCTGCGAACAATCGCTTACTGTAATTACCCGCCCTTGTGGTGGTTTGTTTTTGGGTGTCAATCTCTTGGCTTACCCCTTTGTCGAACTTGCGACCTGTCCATACGCTAATGTTTAACTCGACCAGCATCGCTGAACTACTGATACTTGGGATTGATACTGTTGGTGCGTTGTTAGTAATGTTACTAACTTGGTTACTCGTTTCCATTTGGATTTCCTTTTATTAAGATACTACTGTTTAACATCTTTTACCACTATACTATATAGTTTACCACTTTATGCTTCTACTGTCCAGTTTTCAAGCCACCGATAATCCTTCTAGGTAGGTATAAGGTGATGCGTTCCTCGTCCATACTCTGCAAGGTAACCTCGGTTTCCGTCCAAGCCAATACGACATAGGTTCTTTTCCCTATGCGTTTAATATCGCCCGTTCTCATAATGACACCCACTTTTCAAAGCCTACGGCAAAGGTATACAGAATAAATAGGGTAAATACCCATATCACTATCCAGCCAAGATATTCCTTGGTTCTATCCCACTCGCTCTCGCATCGCCATAAGGCGCAAGCGTAATCGGCATCTTTAAATGCCTCACTTACTGTGCGGTGAGTTCGGCTACTGTGGATAAACTTCGCTGGGTCATCGCCCACGTATTGCTTTTTAGGTGTTCTCATTTGTCATTACCTCTTTCAGTTTAGTTAACTCCGCATCGAACTTATCACGACCTAACTTGTTGCGGATTTCCAAGATTCGGTCAATCTTTCGCTTGTTGCCTAAAAATCTAGCCATGCTATTGCCACCAGCCACGACTGATAAAACTACTTCCATCAGGAAGATTCTGTCCTCTCCGTTCATTCTGACCTTCCTAGTTCCATATACTGTTCTACTAAAATCAGCTTGTCCCTCATGCTTGTTAGGCAGTCGGTTCGGTTATCGTACCCAAGGCTCGTATAGCTACATCCGTTCAACAAATCACAGATGTCAAAGTAGACTTCTTGTACGCTTGTTAATGCTTGGTTATCTGATATAGCCATCACTCGTTTATCCTTTTCGGGTTAAGTTGTTTAAGGTCTGTTGCGTTCGTCACGGATACATAGTTGGACTTGTGCATCGGCACGACTGTGAACTTGCGAGATTTAGCGATTTCGTCTCCACAAGGTAAGCAGAAGGCATAACCCAAGTGCATACGTTCTAGTGGGTAAGACTCATCACATATTTTGCAGTGCGGTTGATATTGCCTAAGTTGATCTGTACGGCGAACTTTGTTCATTCAGTGTATCTCCTGTTAAGTTGTTTATCCTGTGTTAGTAACATTACTAACAGCAGAACCCTGTGGACGAAATTGAATATTTCCCGACCATATATAAATTATAACCTATATAACTATCAAAGTCAAGTAAATGATAGTAAAGAGTATTTGAACCTATTGAACTTTATTTGTAGTTGTTGTAAGTTATTGATTATATTGTTTTGTTCGGAATGTTCGTATTGTTCTGCCATTTTTAGGGTACTTGACTTTAAAAAAGAAGAGAGAGGAATCTCTGCATTTTCGTTTTTGTTTTTCGTTTGCCACCCTTCCTCGAAAATCGGGGTTCAAAGCGAACATTACGAACAATACTTATAAATCAAGGACTTAGCAAAGAACAATACCCCGAACATTACCAACTAAAAAAACTACAATAGCAGGGTTAACCCTAAGGTTAGCCAGCAACCCTGTGTGGCTCGCTTCTTCTAGTCACTGGCATCACTGTTAGTAACATTACTAACAACGCTTAACTTCGCATCACGCAACGACCCTGTGCGACTCGCTACTCCAAGTCACTGGCATCATAGGGTAAACCCTTGTTAGTAAAAATACTAACGGGATGGGAAAAGATATTAAGCCGAAAGTAGTAAAAATTAGGGCGCAAAAAAGCCCGCCGAAGCGGGCTAAGATATTAAGGGCAAAAAAAAACCCAGCTTGTCAGGCTGGGTTTAGGGTACTACGCTCCGATGTCGCTTTCAATCAACTTCTTAATGCTTGCTTTATGCTCAGGGATATTGAATGAAGCCTTTTCCAACTTACCTAAGCGATCAAGGGCAGACATTAAATCCTTGAAATACATTCCTTCTGCACTTGTTTTCTCAGTAGATTTACCTTCGATAGCGATACGCTCACGCTCTACCAAAGCCCTACGATAATAAGCGAACTCACTACCAATTTGTTGTTGCAAAGCCCGCTTAGTTGCCTTTTCCAAATCGCCTAGAGTTTTTGATTCCTTAGCTAGTAAAGCCTGAGCATCAAGATCAAAGCCCAAAACAATAGCCCGCTTAATTGAATCACACAATGGAGCCTTTTCCTTGTTGGATAAATCAAGATCAAAGGATTTAAGCCCGCTTGTTTCCATCAAATCAACAGTTTGCTTTTTGGTTTTGCTAGCATCTAAGCTCTTTTTGGTGCCCTTTGTGATCAGGGTAGCGATCTCAGTAGAGATTACCTGAGCCTTTACCAAAGCGCCTTTAGCAATTGCCATAGGGTTATTGAGAGCGGATGTGTTTACTTGTGTCATTTTTATTTCCTTTAAAAAGTGAATGGATAGATAGCGCAATACTCAACTCGGGCATAACTCAGGGCGCAAATATCCTGAGATCGAAGCCGTCCCTTTTTACCCCTTGCGCTTAGCAGACAATTCAAGCCAGCGCCTAGATCAGGGTTCAAAGTAATCTGATTAAGTAATCATTGAAATCAGTATAAAGAATATCCTATAAGATGTCAATGTTTACTAGCTGTTAGTAATATTACTAACAAAATGATACCCAGCCAAAGCAACACCCCCATAGCCCGTTTTTGTCAGATGGGACTCCGTTGGCTACTGGTATGCTATTTCGCACGCTACATGATTAAAATTCCTGTTTCGGCCCCAAGTATAAAAAAGTACCTACCTAGGAACACCCCCCGTCACTAAATAAAAAGCCCACGTAAAAAAATTTTTGTGTAAAATTTTAGGAATATCAAGGAGGTACAATGAGTTCTTGGCTAATTATTGTTACGGGGTTGATCTATGCCTATATTGCGATTGAGCAAGGATTCAAAGGTAACCTTGCTATGTGTATCTGCTACGCTTGTTATGCTGGCGCTAATGTGGGTCTGTATATGATGGCTACCAAATGAACACCATCGAAATCAATCTCAAAGCGTTGCCGAAAGATGTGCGCAAGTGGGTTGAGTACGAGATTTTGGTGAGTAACAGTCACGACATTCCTGTCAAGCTCTTATCTAAAAAGCATGTGATGATGGATGGCACACGGTGTGCTGGGTATTTTTGTAGTGAGAAACCTGAACTAACTGTGGCTTGCTACAAAGATCCGAGCGAGTGGATACCAATTATGGTTCATGAATCTTGCCATCGAGATCAGTACACAGAAAACGCACCTATCTGGAACAAAAAAATTCTAATTGACGGTGTGAAACATGATCCAGTAACTTTGTTATGGGGTTGGCTGGCTAAGGATGTTGAGCTAAAGCCCAGGCAGCTAACAGCTGTAACCCGTGCAGTTATGTACTTAGAGCTTGATTGCGAGATCCGCTCCGCTAAGAAGATTGACGAGTTTTATCTACCGATTAACACCAAGGAATATATTCAGAAGGCGAACGCCTATGCGTATATGTACTTGACTCTGCAATACACCCGACTTTGGTACCCTAAGGGTAAAGCCCCATTTTATTTAGCCGATGTCTGGACTAAGATGCCAACAGACTTTGATCGGGAATATGACTGTATACCCACAAAGATAAAAAACTTGATACTGAGCAAATGCTATAACAAGAGAATCTAGATGCCCTATAAGGATCCTAAAGTTAAAAAAGTGAAGCACGCTGAATACAGCCGAGAGCACTATTTGAGGAACCAGGCAGAAACAAAAGCAAAAACAAAAGAAACTAAATCTAAGCTAAAGGCAGAATGGTATGCGTTTAAAAGCACACTTAAATGCGCACATTGTGAGTTCTTCCACATCGCAGCCCTAGACTTTCACCACGAGGATCCGAGCACAAAAGAAGGTAATATCCACGATTTCATATCCAACGGGCAGTTTGCCAAGGCATACGAGGAAATCAAGAAATGTATCGTACTGTGTGCGAATTGCCACAGAATCCACCACCACGAGCAAAAGAAAAAACCTGAGTTATAATTGTTGCAGCGCAACATAATGTGTAATATACTACACATAACAGCTTATAAATGAGCTATTAATGAGTCCGTAACCTACTTAAGGAGTTATATATGATCTATACAGAATTTGAAAAACAGTACAAAGAAGCCACTAAGCAATACGAAGAAATCACAGAGCGCACCAAGCAAGCCTACGAGTTTTGGCTAAATGCTATGACATCTACTTGGGAAGATTTGTTCAAGACAAAAAAGAAGTAAAATACGGTCGGGGGTAAGGTCAGAGGATTCTCAGGCTTTTGGTTGCGCAACACCCCCACCAAACAATTTTGTGTATAAAATTTTCGGTTTTTTATACATGTGAGGAAGTACTTGTATAGTATTTTCGTTTTCCTATATACTGCACGCATTAACATCTTTTAGTCTGGACAGTAGGCAAGATGCAATTACACGTAGAACCTGATCTATCAATTCCTTTTCCGGAAGACAATCCAGTTCTGGCGAATTTCATAGAGAAGGCAAAAGCTGCATGCAATACTGCAGAACTGCTCGAATTGGACGTGGATCCGACCGAGGAGGACAAGCTCGCTGCTGAGAAAGCCGTTTACGCTGTAGCCGAAAACGAAGAAAAAGCGAATAAACAGCTAGTTAAAAAGACCCAGACCCCCGCTGTCTATAAAGAAGTTAAGGGGATACTCGACGAATACTCTCTTCGTGTAGTGGATAACGCTATGCAGATTAGACTTCTTGTCACAAACAAGCTCATTCTGGACTCCGATAGCCCAGATGACCGCACCAGACTACGTGCCCTAGAGATGCTAGGTAAGATTACCGACGTTGGGCTGTTCACAGAGAAGTCGGAAGTAACGATTAACCACCGTTCTACGGCAGATTTAGTGACATCTATCCGCTCTAAACTCCATAAACTCATGCACCCAGACGATGTGACCGACGTAAAGGCGGTCGAAGTGAATGGCACAAGCATTGACGTAGATGCAGAACTAGGTCTAGAAGAAGAAAAAGAAGTCCAAAAAGTCCAAAATACCCCGGGCCAGACAGAGAATGACGGAAACAATCAGCCCACTTGATTCCTTAACGGACTCAGAGCTAGATTTTTTAGCTAATAATCTGGATAAGTTCTCGGAAGAAGAAGCCATGGAGCTGGAAATGGTGGCGGACGAGCTAGATAAACGCAAGTGGTCTAAGGCTTGTAGGGACGATTTAATAGCGTTTTGCCAGAAAATGCAGCCAGACTACAAGGTTGGCAAGCATCACCGCATCTTGGGAAACTTGCTCATGGAGATTGCCGAGGGTAACAAAGACCGTGTGTGCGTGAACATCCCGCCACGTCATGGTAAGTCCCAATTGGTTTCTATCTACTTCCCTGCTTGGTTTTTAGGCAAGCACCCTGATAAAAAAGTACTGATGGTCTCCCACACGACCGACTTAGCTGTGGACTTTGGACGGAAAGTGAGGAACTTAATTGACACGCCTGCATATAAACAAATTTTCCCAACAGTCACTTTGGCGGCAGATAATAAATCTGCTGGTCGCTGGAACACTAATGTTGGTGGTGAGTATTACGCTTGCGGTGTCGGTTCCGCTCTTGCTGGTCGTGGAGCGGACTTACTCTTGGTTGACGATCCACATAACGAACAGGACATCATCAACGGGAATTTTGACGTTTTCGAAAAGGCTTATGAGTGGTTTACTTACGGCGCTCGTACTCGTCTTATGCCTGGCGGGCGTGTGGCAATTATTCAAACTCGTTGGCACCAGGATGATTTAACAGGTCGAGTAGTACGGGATATGATACAGAATGAGGAAGCGGACCAGTATGAACGGGTAGAATTTCCTGCTATTTTCAATGATGGAACCCCAGAAGAAGCGGCACTCTGGCCTGAACAGTACACTCTTGAAGCACTGCGTAGAACTAAGGCATCTATGCCTGTTTTCCAGTGGAACGCACAGTATCAGCAGAACCCAACAGCAGAAGAAGCCTCTGTAATCAAGCGAGAATGGTGGAAATGGTGGAAACAAGAGAGTCCACCGCAGTGTGAATACCTCATAATGTCACTTGACGCTGCTGCAGAGACACATAATCGTGCTGACTTTACTGCAATAACGACGTGGGGCGTGTTTTTTAATGACGAAACGAACGCACATGCAATTATTTTATTAAATTCCATCAAAAAACGATTAGAATTTCCAGAGTTAAAGACATTAGCATGGGAACAGTGGGAAGAATGGCAGCCTGATGCATTTATTGTTGAGAAAAAGTCTGCTGGAACCGCTCTTTACCAAGAATTACGACGCACAGGAATGCCTGTACAAGAATATACACCGCATAGGGGTAGTGGAGATAAGCTAGCTCGGTTAAACTCTGTAGCAGACATCATCAGATCGGGACTTGTATGGGTCCCTGAAACCCGTTGGGCTGAAGAAGTCGTAGAAGAGATTGCAGGATTCCCGTTTATGAGTCATGATGACCTTGTAGACTCGACGGTTATGGCGTTAATGCGGTTCAGACAAGGCGGATTCATTAGATTACCGAACGATGAACCCGAAGAAATTGGATTATTTAGATCTAAAAAAAGATCTTATTACTAAGGATACATTATGGCAATAGATAAGGCACTCTACCAAGCTCCTGTAGGCATCGACGAAGCCTCAGCAATGGAAGCACCGATTGAGATTGAAATCGAAGACCCAGAATCAGTAACTATTGATATGGGCGGACTTGAAGTAGTGCTTGAGCCTGGTGAAGAAGGTGACGAAGAAGGGTTTAACGATAACCTTGCCGAATACATCACAGATGGTGAACTTACAGAATTAGCTGGTGATTTGATTGGTGACTTTGATGCCGATATTGGTTCACGTAAAGACTGGATACAGACATACGTCGATGGTCTTGAACTTCTTGGTTTAAAAATTGAAGAACGTACTGAGCCATGGGAAGGCGCATGTGGTGTTTATCACCCACTGCTCTCCGAAGCGTTAGTAAAGTTCCAAGCAGAAACAATGATGTCAATTTTCCCTGCGATGGGTCCTGTTAAGACTCTCATTATTGGCAAAGAGACTCCTGAGAAAAAAGCAGCTGCTGTTCGTGTTCAAGATGACATGAACTATCAGTTGACAGATGCAATGCCTGAATATCGCCCTGAGACAGAAAGAATGTTATGGGGTTTAGGTTTAGCTGGTAATGCGTTTAAGAAAGTTTATTACGATCCATCATTGGGTCGTCAAGTAGCAATGTTTATACCTGCAGAAGATATGGTTGTTCCTTACGGCGCATCTGACTTAGCTTCTTCTCCACGTGTAACACATGTAATGCGTAAGACAGAAAATGAGCTACGCAAACTACAAGTAAACGGTTTTTACCGTGATATTGATTTAGGCGAGCCTAACGCTTCACTAGATGAAGTAGAAAAGAAAATCGCTGAAAAGCTGGGCTTCCGTGCTACTACGGATGACCGTTATAAGATTTTAGAAATGCACGTTGATCTTGATCTTCCTGGTTTTGAAGATAAGGATGAAGATGGCGAGCCGACAGGCATTGCGCTTCCATACGTGGTAACTATTGAGAAAGGAACACAAAATGTTCTTTCGATTAGACGAAATTGGCAGCCGGATGATGAAACTCATCAAAAGCGCCAGCACTTTGTTCACTATGGCTATATTCCTGGCTTCGGCTTCTATTGTTTTGGTCTTATTCATCTTATCGGTGCTTACGCTAAATCTGGCACTTCCCTCATTAGGCAGTTGGTTGATGCAGGGACACTTAGCAACTTGCCAGGCGGCTTTAAGACCCGTGGACTGCGTCTCAAAGGAGATGACACACCGATAGCACCAGGTGAATGGCGTGACGTAGATGTACCTAGTGGAGCTATGCGTGACAACATCATGCCTCTCCCATACAAAGAGCCAAGCCAAGTATTAGCTGGTTTGATGGACAAGATTATTGAAGAAGGTCGCAGATTTGCTAACACTGCCGATTTGAACCTATCTGATATGTCTGCTAATGCTCCTGTAGGAACAACATTGGCAATCTTGGAGCGTACGCTCAAAGTAATGTCAGCAGTTCAAGCACGTGTTCACTATAGCTTGAAACAAGAGTTAAAACTTTTGAAAGTAATCATTGCTGATTACACACCAGATGAATATGACTATGAGCCTGTTGAAGGTTCCCGCCTTGCGAAGAAGAGTGACTATGACAACGTCGATGTCATCCCAGTTAGCGACCCGAATGCGTCTACGATGGCGCAAAAGATTGTTCAGTACCAAGCAGTTTTACAATTGGCTCAAGGTGCACCTCAGCTTTATAACTTACCGCTCCTCCACCGCCAGATGCTCGATGTCCTTGGTATCAAGAATGCGAACAAACTCATTCCTCTTGAAGAAGATCAGAAACCGCTCGACCCAGTTTCGGAGAACCAGAACATATTAATGATGAAGCCTGTTAAGGCATTCCAGTATCAAGATCATCAAGCACACATCACGGTGCATATGTCAGCGATGCAAGATCCAAAGATCATGGCTCTGTTGCAAAACAATCCTATGGCTCAGGCTTTGCAGTCAGCAATGATGGCGCATATCAATGAGCACTTAGGATTCCAGTACCGTGTTGAAATTGAGAAGCAGTTAGGTATGACTCTGCCTCCAATGCACGATGAGTCTGGTGAAGAAAACAATATGGATCCAGCAGTAGAAGCTAAGTTAGCACCAATGCTTGCTCAAGCCGCTACACAACTCTTGCAGATGAACAAGTCTCAAGCTGCGCAGCAACAAGCCCAGCAACAAGCGCAAGATCCGCTTCTTCAGTTGCAACAACAAGAAGTTCAGATCAAGCAAGCGGACCAGCAACGTAAAGCCGCTAAAGATATGGCTGATGTTGAACTTGAGAAACAAAGATTGGCTCTCGAAGAACAGCGCATTCAGATTGACAAAGGTAAAGCACTTGCTGGTGTTGAGCAAGGCGCACAAAAACAACGTTACGACGCTCTAAAGTCAGCAGCAACAATGAAAAATGACAAAGAGAAAATGATGTTGCAAGCAGGGGTAGATGCTCTAACAGAGCATTACAAACCACAACGGGAGCAAAAGCCCAAAAAAGGAGAGTAATTGGACTATTTAGAATATTTGTTAAAGGAATACATCGACAGAATGGATTTCCTAAAGGGAGGACTATCCCAAGGCAATATACCAACAATAGAAGAGTACAGATACGTATGTGGTCAGATTCGAGGTCTCGAGGCTGCATGCGGAACAATTCAAGACCTCAAACAACGACTGGAGAACTCGGACAATGAGTGAACTAAATCTTAGCCAAGCAGTGGACTTATCTGCTGTGCTAAACAAAGAAGCAGAGGAAAGAGCTAAGCAACTCCCAATCCCGCAGGGGTATCGGATTTTATGTGCAATTCCTGAAGCAGAAGAAGCGTTTGACAGCGGCATTATTAAGTCAGACGAGACTCGTAGATATGATGAACTTTTATCAACCGTGTTGTTTGTGGTGGATATGGGATCAGATTGTTACTCGGACCCAGAAAGGTTCCCAAATGGACCTTGGTGTAAAAAGGGCGATTTTATTCTAGTTAGACCGAATGCTGGTACCCGAATCGTTATTCACGACCGTGAGTTCCGAATTATCAACGATGACTCTGTGGAAGCTGTAGTTCAAGACCCACGTGGCATTAAACGTAAATTTATTTAAGGAGGCCGGACAATGGCTGAAATTGAAAAAGAAGAATTTGTATTTCCAGATGAAACAGAAACTAAGGGTAAACCCTTAGATGAAGCTAGTGGAAAAGAAACTGAGGGCTCAAATTTTGAGATTGAGATTGAAGATGATACCCCTGAAGCTGATAGGGGTAAAACATTACCTGACCCAGAGAAAGTTAAACAGCTCGAAGTTGAGGTAGACGATTTAGATAAATATAGCAAAGAGGCTAAAGACAAGTTAATCCGCATGAAACGTGTGTGGAATGACGAGCGTCGTGCTAAAGAATCTGCTGATAGAGAGCGTTCTGCTGCAGTTGATGCTGCTCAACGATTGCTAGAAGAGAATCGCCGAATCAAGCAAATGCTAGAAAATGGTCAAGAAGAATATAAAGCTGCAATGACTTCTACCACCGAGATGCGTCTTGAAAAAGCGAAGCGAGATTACCGTGAAGCCTATGATTCTGGCGATGCAGACAAGGTTATCGAAGCTCAGCAAGCTCTGACAGAAGCTCAGATGATGTTAGAAAGGGCAAAGAATTTTAAGCTACCCCCTTTACAAGAAGATAAGTTTGATGTACAAACGAGTCAGCAGTACCAAAACGCACCGCAAGCGACGGACCAGAAGCTAGCGGATTGGCAAAGTCATAACTCTTGGTTTGGACAAGACGAAGAAATGACAGCAGCAGCTCTGGGACTTCATGAGAAGCTAAAGCGCCAAGGAATGCAGATTGGATCTGACCAGTATTACGCAACGTTGGACAATACAATGCGGAAGAGGTTTCCTGAGAATTTTGATGATGACCAGGAACCACCAGATGTAGAAGAAGTTAAGGCGCCGCCTAAAGGGGACAATCCCAAAGCGAAACCTGCCACGGTCGTAGCCCCGGCAACTCGGTCAACAGCACCGAAAAGAGTCAGGTTAAGTCAGTCGCAAGTTGCGATTGCAAAAAAACTTGGTTTGTCACCTGAGCAGTACGTTCGTGAACTTTTGAAAATGGAGGCCTAAAATGGCTCAAAACAGACTTAGCCGTGAAGTAGATAACCGTGAATTTGATGAGCGTCCTAAACAGTGGATGCCCGCCGAACTTCTCCCAGAGCCTGACAAGATGGCTGGTTATGCTTATCGTTGGATTCGTGTCTCAAATTTGAATGCTGCAGACCCACGCAACCTTTCAGCAAAACTGAGAGAAGGCTGGGAGCCAGTAACAATTGAGGAACAACCAAAATTCAGACTGTTAGCCGATCCAGCTAGTCGATACAAAGACAACGTTGAAATCGGTGGTTTGTTACTCTGCAAGACTCCAGTTGAGTTCGTTCAACAGCGTAATGCTTATTACACTAGACAAAGCGATCTTCAAACGGAAGCTGTAGATAACACTCTTATGCGCCAAAGCGACCCACGGATGCCACTCTTTAATGAGCGTAAATCCTCGACTAGCTTTGGTAAAGGTAGTTAAATTTAATTTTTAGGAGTTTCATAATGGCATATCCAACCGTTAATGCTCCCTACGGCTTACGCCCAATCAACAGCGTGGATGGCAAACCCTACGCTGGTGCAACCCGTCAGTTGCCAATTGCGAGTACTTACAATACTCCAATCTACTACGGTGATATTGTGGCTTTAGTCGATGGTGGCACCATCGCAGTATCAGGCGTTACAAACGACTCTACAACTTCAGCTGCTAACTACACTTATGGTGTATTTATGGGCTGTCAGTATGTAAACGGTCAAAGTCAAACTGTTCAAGCTCAGTATTACCCAGGTAATGCTTCAGCTACTTCAGCTATTGCTTATGTTGTTGACGATCCTATGGCTGCTTTTAAAGTAGCTGTGGTATATGCAAACAGCGTTGTTACTACTGTTAACCAAAGCATTGTTGGCGTAAACATGGCAGTTGACCAAGGTACTGGTGATGCAACTACTGGTAATTCTGGTCTTGGTGTTCTTGTTGCTACCAACAACGTAGGTAACGCAGCAACATTACCTGTTCGTGTAGTTGAAGTAGTTCCAGCAACTGCTGCTAACGCAACGGCCTTCACTGAAGTTGTAGTGAAGTTAAACAACCCGCAAATTCTCCGAGCTACTGGCTTGGATTATGCAGCTTAAGGAGCTACTTAAATGGCTATTTCACGTGCACAACTATTAAAAGAGTTGCTCCCAGGACTGAACGCTTTGTTCGGACTTGAGTATGCAAAATACGGCGAAGAACACAAAGAGATTTACGAAACTGAATCTTCTGAACGTTCTTTTGAAGAAGAAACCAAACTGTCTGGCTTTACTGCAGCACCTGTTAAAAACGAAGGCTCAGCCATCGCTTATGACAATGCGCAAGAAGCATGGACTGCTCGGTACAACCATGAAACAATCGCTCAGGGTTTCTCTCTGACCGAAGAAGCAATTGAAGATAACTTGTATGACTCATTGTCTGCTCGTTATACTAAAGCGCTTGCTCGTTCCATGGCTTATACCAAGCAAGTTAAGGCAGCTGCAGTATTGAACAATGGCTTTACCGCTGGTTACACTGGTGGTGATGGCGTAACATTGTTCTCTGATGCACACCCATTGGTTTCTGGTGGCACCAACAGTAACGTTCCATCTACCCCAGCCGACTTGAATGAGACTTCTTTGGAAGCCGCCGTAATTCAAATCTCCCTGTGGACAGATGAGCGCTCACTTTTGATCGCTGCAAAACCACGTAAGTTAATTGTTCCACCATCATTACAGTTCGTTGCAACTCGTTTGCTTGAAACTGAATTGCGTGTTGGCACAGCTGACAATGACATCAACGCATTGAAGAACAATGGTTCGATTCCAGAAGGTTACGCAATTAACCACTTCTTGACCGACACAAACGCATGGTTCCTCACAACTGATGTTCCAAACGGTATGAAGCATTTCGAACGTGTACCTCTCCAGAACTCTATGGACGGCGACTTTGATACTGGTAACGTACGTTACAAGTCTCGTGAGCGTTATTCATTCGGCTGGTCAGATCCACTAGGAATGTACGGTTCAGCAGGCGCCTAAACAAGGCTCTTGTTTCCGTTGACGAACCCCACCTTACCAGGTGGGGTTTTTCATTTGGTGGTACAGAGTGTCAAAAGATAGTTGGTCTTTGTCTTCCAAAAACTCTATGGTAAATAGGTATCTTGGTTCTTCAAAGTTAAGGACAGAGTGCCTTTTTTGAGTGTTAAAAAGGTAGTATCTATTCGGGGTATATACCAGCTCGTTGAACTTAAATTGAACACCCTCATCTTGTGCAAACAAACAATGGCTTCGACCTTCAAAGTTTAAAAGCATATTTAACCCTACCCCCCTACGGGTATCCGTGTGCCAGTCGTAGCAAACATTAGGATCTAGTTTGACGATTCCAGCCACAAACGGATGAATACGTCGTAAGCGTAATAAAAGGGGGTCTTTTGCAACTATATCGTCTGGTACTTGCACAGCTTTAAAGTTGTAATAGCTCTGCCAAAGATCGTTGCATAAAGCAAACTCTAAAACCTCTTTTGCAATCTCAGACTTGTTTGGGATCTTGTAATAGTCCATTTGAATATTTTACCTAAAATACTTGCACAAACCCAAAAATGTAGTAATATCTATTTAACCGGGTGTTACCCGCCTATTTGACTGCCCCGGCAGACGCATACAAGACAAATAGGCTGAACTTTGTATGAAGGACAATTTATCATGGCATATACCAC